TGCGTCCGCGAGATCATGTACGGGTTTCAGACTTTCGGCCACTCCAGCACCAGTTGTCACAGGGAACAAAACCCCAGGTCGGACTCGAGGACAAGTGAAGTGCGTCACAAAACAGGGGTGTCGGTGCCACTGAATCGGTGAGTGGCACCTACTACAGGGTGAGGGGGTAAAGAGGGGGAACCATTAAAGGAGGGGGTGTTGGAGCGGCGCTCCAGCGCCGCCGGGAGGCAGCGCCTCCACTGCGCTGCCCTCTACTACCTTTTGGAGGCACCGGCCTGAGCCGGTGCCCGGCAAAAAGACCGCCGTTTTCGGCGGCGGTCTTACTTGACATAGTACAGAGGCACCGCCTCAGAGCGGTGCCCTCTGGAGAGGTCGAAGACCTCACTCACTGTCGTTCGGTCTTCTCTGTCGGCAGCCGCCGACCACAGGCGGCTGCCTCTATAAGGGGGTGTCCATTTTGAGTTGGGAGACCTCAGACCGCAGCAGTCGCCTCCCAGACGACTGGGAGGAGAACTACCGGCAGCCCGTTCTGAGGGCAGCCGGATACCGGTGTCAGATTCAACTACCCGGTTGCCTCAGGAAGGCAACCGATGTGGATCACATCCGCAGAGGAGACGATCACCGTCTCAGCAACCTGCAGGCAGCGTGCAGCCGCTGCCACGGGAAGAAGTCATCCGCTGAGGGCCATGCCCGGAAGCGCGAGTTACGAGCCAGGAGGAAGCGACCGACCGAACGCCATCCCGGCTCCCGTTGATGCAGCGGGCCGGGAGCCCGCTTTTCACCCAGGAGGTGTTAGGTGGGCGAGAGAGGCCCAGTTCGTAAGAGGTCGGATCAGCGCATCCGACGCAACAAGGACGCGGTCCCGACCGAGAAGGTGACCGCCATCGGTACGGTCCCGATTCCCGACCTCGGGTTCGAGGACCCGCATCCCATTGTTCGTGATCTGTATCAGTCCCTGCGCGACTCAGCGCAGTCGCGCTACTACGAGCCCAGCGACTGGCAGTACGCCCGCACGGCGCTCCACTTCCTCGACGGGCTGCTGAAGAGCCCGAAGGTGAACGGCCAGGTCCTCGCGACGGTGAACCAGATGCTCAGCAGCCTGCTCATCAGCGAAGGCGACCGCCGCCGCGTGCAGCTCGAAGTCGAGCGGCAGCAGGCCGAGGGCGTCGTGGTCGACGTAGCGGAGATGTTCGCCAAGCAGCTCGGCGCACAGCGCAAGGGCTGATTCACCTCAGACCCTCCCGGAGGGGGTTGAGCGCGTTTTCCTCTCGGCGCAGCTCCCCCCTCCGGGACTGGAATCGACTACCTGAAAGGAACAAGACCCATGTCCGTGATCGGACCCCAGCTCGAAGCTGACACGCTCGTCCTGACGCGGGGACGCGACTTCAAGTGGTCGTTCGAGAACCTCGATGCGTCCGGAGCCCCTGTGGACTTCCCGGAGGGCACCCTGTTCTTCGAGTTCGACACGAGCCCGAAGACACTCTGGGACTTCGTCATCGACGGGTCCCTCGCGACGATCAAGATCGAATCCGAGGACGCAGACGCGATCCCCGCCCGCACGAAGTGGCAACTGGTCTTCCTGCCAGACGGAGAGGCTGGCGGCGGCGACCCCATCGCACTGGGCACGGTCCAGGTCCAGGGATGATCCGATGAGGCTGCGAGGATTCCCAACTGACGGTCAGCCGGCGGTCTCCTACGTCGGCACGCCCACTGGTTCTGTCGTCGGCAGCCTGCAGCAGTCCATCGGCCGCATCCGCGTCCGCACGCAGCCCCGAGGCGGGTTGGTGTCCGTCCCCACCGAGACGCCGCGAGGCGTCGTCGGCCTGTCGCGGCAGCCGGATCGGCTGTTCGCGCTTCCCGGTCAGGTCGGCCCGCAGGGGCCTCCCGGCCCGGAGGGTGCGGGCCTGCTGATCGACGGCCAGGTGGATAGCTACGAAGACCTCCCCGAGACCGCAGAGGACGGACAGGTCTGGATCGCAGGCGGGCTGCTGTACCGCTACGACGGCGGTTGGCCCGACGAGACATCCGGTGCGCCCGTCGAGGGCGTCCCAGGCCCGCAGGGACCGCAAGGTCCCATCGGCCCACAAGGCCCGCAGGGACCGCGAGGATTCACCGGAGAACAAGGCCCACAAGGCATCCAGGGACTCATCGGACCCCAAGGCCCACAAGGCGTTCAGGGTCCGGAAGGTCCCACTGGCCCCCAGGGGCCGAACGGCGACACCGGGCCGCAAGGCCCCCAGGGCGAGACAGGTCCTCAGGGACCTCAGGGTCCCCAGGGTGATGTTGGCCCTCAGGGTCCTCAGGGTGAGACCGGCCCTCAAGGTCTCCAAGGTCCGCAAGGCATCCAGGGTCCTCCTGGTCCGCAGGGTGAGGAAGGCCCGGAGGGCAAGTCCGCGTACTTCATCGCGGCGCTGAACGGGTTCGTCGGTACCGAGCAGGACTGGCTGGAGTCCCTCGTCGGCCCAGAAGGGCCGGAAGGCCCCGAAGGACCCGAAGGCCCCCAAGGACCGCAAGGTCCCCAAGGTCCTGCGGGACCGAAGGGTGACAAAGGCGCGCAGGGACCTCAGGGCCTGCAGGGTCCGCAGGGACCGAAGGGTGACAAAGGCGACAAGGGCGACACCGGAGCCCAAGGGCCGCAGGGCATCCAAGGCCCTCAAGGGCCTAGCGGCACCCCGTCCTCGGACAACACGGTGCTCGACTTCCGGGCGATGACCCAGGCCGCGTACACCGCGCTGAGCCCGAAGGTCGCAACGACGTTCTACGTGATCGTGGGGTGATATATGGCGATCCGATTCGGCAACGTGAACCCGACTACGTTCCGCGTCGGGACCATAACTCCGACACGGATTTTCCTTGGTACCAACCTGGTGTGGCCTGAGCTACCGACCCCGGAGACGATCTTCGCCACGGTAGGCGCATACACCTACAACATCCCGGCCGGTGCCCGCTTCATCGACGTGATCCTCCTCGGTGGAGGTGGTGGTGGTCGAGGTATGGGCCTCGCCGACTCATGGGGCAAAGGCGGGGACGGAGGCACCTGGCAGTCCATCACGCTCGAACGCGGCGTCCACATCCCGTGGTCGACCACGCAGATCACCGGCACGGTCGGTGCTGGCGGTACGGCGGGCGCAGGTAACTTGGGCTTCGGCAGCGGTGGTGCTGGCGGCGACGGTGGTGCTACCACAGCATCCGCTACAGGCTGGTCTGGGCTGACCGCATCAGGTGGTCTCGGAGGCAAGGTGGGCGACGCTCTCAGCGTTGCGGGTAAGTCACCAGGCAACCGCACGCACAACAGTCGGACGTACACGGGCGGCGGGCAGCAGAACCTCGGCAGCAGTATCGGCCACGCGCCAGGAGGCGGCGGTGCCGGTGCTCAGGTGTCCACGAACCCCGGCGGCGCTGGCGCTCGCGGCCAGGCGTGGTTCTTCGCATACGCATAGTGAAAGAGGTGCAGTTGACAAACCCGACGAACGCTGAGGACTTCGACTTCTTCTTCTGCTTCGAGACGAAGGGACTGAGGTTCGACGGTCCCGGCGATCCGGACACCTGGTACGCGAACATGCAGCCCGTTGGGCCGGGGGCGGACGGTGAACCCCCCGCCTTCCTGGTCCAGACGTACCTGAACCTGCTCCCCCAGGAGTCGGAGAACCTCCGCATCTCGCTCCGGTACGCGCCTACCGTGGCCTGGACCCAGATCGACCCGGAGGACGCAGACACCCTGCCGGGGACGGTGGAGGACTACACGTTCGGCAGTCTGACCGACTACACCGAAGGTGAGCTGACCGTCACGGCAGGAATCGTCGCTGACGGCGACTACGGTCGCGACTACGCCGCTATGGCATTCCTGCAGTACTCGGCGTTGGCATCGGAACCCGGTGCGCCGTACTCGAACCCGAGGTTCGTCTACACGCCGAAGATCACCTTCGGCACATGGGACATGTCCGAGTACATCTAGGCACTTCCGGCCCGCTTCGGCGGGCCTCTTGATCTGTAGCTCAATCGGTAGAGCAGCGGTCTCCAAAGCCGCGTGCTGCAGGTTCGAGTCCTGCCGTGCCTGCTCAGTGAAAACGGCGGTGCGCTAGCGCCCTCCTACCCAGGGGTACCGCTGCCGGGGCGACGTGGTAGGTCGTCGCCCCCTTGACATCGTACACAGAGAGGACTGCCATGAACATCTTCCGCGAGATCGGAGCAGGCTTCGCCGACCGGGCGATCCCCGCCGTCGTGAAGGTCATCGGAGACGAGTTCGAGAAGCGCATCCCCGCGCTGACCGAGGCGCTGGTGACGGCAGTCACGGACGCCCTGGAGCACCGCGCCGACGACGTAACCGACGCGATCCCAGGCGATCTGGACGACCGGATCATCGACCCCATCGTCAAGCGCGCCCTGGACATCTTCCGAGGGAGGAGTCGATGACGGAACGGGTACTCCCCTACGACCGCAACATCGTCCCGCAGGAGACCGGCTGGTGGTGTGGCCCTGCGGCCACCCAGGTCGTGCTCAACTCGCGGGGCATCATCGTCCCCGAGGCCACGCTCGCCAACGAGATCGAGCAGATCGAGAACCCCGGCCGGGGCGACGACCGGGACGGTACCGACTACGTCGGCCTGATCGAGCGGGTCCTGGATCGCCGGGTCCCGCAGGCTGGCTACACGTCGGTCTACATGCCGAATGACCCACCAACTGCCGCACAGCGAGAGGCGCTGTGGCAGAACATTGTTCGTTCGATCAACGCCGGATACGGCGTGATCATGAACTGGGTCGCTCCCCCGAGCAACAAGCCGCGAGGCGTGAAGGGCTCACCGAACCCGCGCTACTCAGGCGGCACGACGTACCACTACGTCGCGTGCATGGGCTACGACGACACCCCCGGCGCTCGGGCGCTGTGGATCGCTGACTCGGGCTTCCAACCGTTCAACTACTGGATCAGCTTCGACCAGGCTGCCACCCTGATCCCGCCGAAGGGCTACGCATACGCGGCCACCGCCGCGCCTGCCCCGGCTCCCGCACCGGCCCCGGTCGACGCCGCGCCGATCCTGGCGCGTGCGGCGGGCATCTCCGAGGCCAAGGCCCGCGAGATTCTGCCCACGTTCCGCGACGGCCTGCGGCTGGCCGAGTGCAACAACGTCCCCCGGATCGCGATGGCGATTGCCCAGTGGGGCCATGAGTCGGACAACTTCAACGCGACCCAGGAGTACGACCATGGTCGCAACCACGGTGACCCCAATGAGGTCACTGACCGGTGGACGTACAAGGGACGCACCTGGATTCAGATCACCTGGCGAGGCAACTACGAACGGTTCTCGCGCTGGTGCTTCGACCGCAAGCTGGTCCCGACGCCGACGTACTTCGTGGACAACCCGCGTGCTCTGGCTGACGTTCGCTGGGCCGGCATCGGTGCCGCCTGGTACTGGACGGTCGAGCGTCCGTCGATCAACCGGCTCTGCGACGAACGCAACCTCACCGAGGTCACCCGCCTGATCAACGGCGGGACGAGCTGGGAAGCGCCGACGTGGATGAAGCACCGCAAGGAGCGGTACGACCGCGCCCTGGCGGTCGGTGACGACCTGCTGAAACTACTACACGGAGAGGAGGAGGGCTTCTTGAGTGCCCTGACCCCGAAGGAACAGCGCGAGCTGTACGACGAGATCATGAAGCGCGGCCCGAGCCGCTCGTTCCTGGCCGACGACGGCCGTCAGATCGAGACCCTGCTGGGCTTCATCTACAACATCGACGGCAACGCCTGGAACATCCTGAACGTCATTGGATTCCTGCTCGGCGTCCCCTACGCCGTTGAGCATGTGCGCCGGGTGGCTGAGCACGGTGTGGCACCGGGCTCCTACGCCGCCCAGAACGAGTTCGTGCGCGAGTACGGCCAGGAGTTCTGCAAGGCGCTGCTCCCGCTGGAGGGAAAGCTGCGCGACCTGCTGAACGCCCAGGAGTTCAAGGTGACCCACAACCGGGTCATCGAGCAGTGAGCGACCGCTGGCTGTTCACGGTCCACGGCACCGGCCAGCCCGACCCGCTCGGGCCTGGCCTGCCCGCCGACACGGCGCGACAGGTGCTCGACCTGTACCGCTGGCAGCCCATCGGCAACTACCCCGCATCGGCGTTCCCGATGTGGCGCTCGGTGATGGACGGCGTCCGCGAGCTGCGTGTGCAGCTTCGCCGGGTGCGTCCGGAGGACGAGGTCAACCTGGCCGGGTACTCCCAGGGCGCGATGGTCGTGGCCTACGTCCTGAAGTACGACATCATGAACCCGGCAGGCGAGTTCCACTACCTGCTGCATCAGGTTCGCAAGGTCGTCTTCTGGGGTAATCCCATGCGTCAGCAGGGAATTGCCCACGATGACCGGTGGATTCACCGGATCGCCGCACCGGACACCCACGGCATCATGGAGGACCGTCTGGAGGGTCTGGAGCACGCCCCGTTCGAGGTGCGTGACTACGCCCACGACGAGGACATGTACACCTCCATCCGCGACGACGACATGCACGAATACCAGATCGCCATCTGCAAGATCGTGATGCGAGCGACGGACTGGTTCATCGGGGAGAACTCGATCATGCACCAGCTCATCGAACTCGGTCAGCGGCCGATCTGGGAAGGCATCGCCGCCGTCAACGCCGCCATCGACGCGCTCAAGTTCGCCGGGAGCACCGCGCACGGCTACAACATCGGCCCCGCAGTGGAGTTCCTGCGTAGCTGACTTGACATCGCACGGAAGGAGGAGGGGTGAGCCTCAACAATCACCATCCGGTGCCGCTCCTCCCCCAACCGCCACACAAGATCGGTCCGGTCTGGCAGGTTCGGGAGGACGGTTCCTGGCACCTACCTGAGAAAACACTCGGGTGGGAGATTCTGAACTGGCTGGCGAAGTACGTCCGGTCCCCCGCAGGCGGTGGCCCGTTCCTGCCGACGCTGGAGCAGGCCCGGTTCATCTTGTGGTGGTACGCGGTCGATGACAAGGGCCGGTACGTCTACCGCGAGGGCTGCCTACGGCGCATGAAGGGCTGGGGCAAGGACCCGCTCTGCGCCGCCATCGCACTCGCGGAACTCTGTGGCCCCGTGGCGTTCTCACACTTCGACGGCAACGGCAACCCAGTCGGCAAGACGCGCCACGCGGCGTGGATCACGATTGCCGCTGTCTCGCAGGATCAGACGAAGAACACGTTCTCGATGTTCCCGGTCATGATCTCGAAGGAACTGAAGGCCGACTACGGCCTGGACGTGAACAAGTTCCTGATCTACTCCGAGGTCGGTGGCCGGATCGAGGCCGCGACTTCGTCCCCGGCGTCGATGGAGGGTAACCGCCCGACGCTGGTGATCGAGAACGAGACCCAGTGGTGGGGCGTCGGTCCGGACGGCAACGTCAACGACGGCGTCGACATGGACGACGTGATCGAGGGCAACGTCGCGAAGATTCCGAGCGCACGCAAGCTCGCGATCTGCAACGCGCACATCCCCGGCAACGACACCGTGGCCGAGAAGACATACGACCACTACCAGGACATCCTTTCCGGAAAGGCCATCGACACAGGCGTCCTCTACGACGCGCTGGAAGCGCCGGCCGACACCCCGGTCTCGGAGATTCCCTCGCAGAAGGAGGACCCGGAGGGGTACGAGGCAGGCGTCCAGAAGCTGATGGAGGGCCTTGAGGTCGCCCGTGGCGACTCGTATTGGCTTCCCCTGGAAGAGATTCTAGGCTCGGTGCTGAACACCAAGAACCCGGTGTCGGAGTCCCGACGCAAGTTCCTGAATCAGGTGAACGCACACGAGGATTCGTGGATCGCCCCGACTGAGTGGGATCGACTGGCGCTGACGGACAAGATGTTCGCGCTGAAGCCGCACGACAAGATCACCCTCGGGTTCGACGGGTCGAAGTCCAATGACTGGACCGCGCTGGTCGCGTGCCGGGTCGAGGACGGGATGTTGTTCGTGCTCCGGGTGTGGAACCCGGAGGACTTCCCCGGCGATGAGGTGCCCCGAGAGGACGTGGATGCGGTCGTCCGCTCCGCGTTCCAGCGGTATGACGTTGTCGCGTTCCGCGCCGACGTGAAGGAGTTCGAGGCATACGTCGACCAGTGGAGTAAGGACTTCAAGCGCAAGGTCAAGGTCAATGCGACACCCGGCCATCCAATCGCATTCGACATGCGCGGCCAGACAAAGCGATTCGCGCTGGACTGCGAACGGTTCGTGGACGCGGTGATCGAGCGAGAGTTGTACCACGACGGCAATCCCGTTCTGCGCCAACACGTTCTGAACGCCCGCCGACACCCAACGACATTCGACGCGATTTCCATCCGCAAAGAGAGCAAGGACAGCAGCAAGAAGATCGACGCCGCTGTCTGCGCGGTCTTGGCGTTTGGCGCGAGACAGGACTACCTGATGAGTAAGAGAAGCCGCAGCGGCCGAGCGGTGGTGATCCGATGACGAGCCCGCTGCAGCAGCAGCAGAAGTCCATCGACGTTGAACAGCGTCGACAGCAACTTCTGGATGAGTTCGAGCAGCAGATTGCCGATCTCGATGAGAACACCGCCTACTACGAGTCCCAGCGTCGTCCGGACGCCATCGGCATCTCGGTACCGCCCGAGATGCAGGAGCTTCTGGCCCATGTCGGTTATCCCCGGCTGTACGTCAACGCACTGGCCGACCGGCTGAAGCTGGAAGGGTTCCGGCTCGGCGGCTCCGACGAGGCCGACGAGAAGCTGTGGGACTGGTGGCAGGCCAACAACCTCGACGTGGAGGGCACGCTGGGCCATGTCGACGCACTGGTGCATGGCCGGTCCTATGTGACCGTCTCGGCACCGGACCCGAAGTTCGACTTCGGCGTCGACCCGAAGGTCCCGATCATCCGCGTGGAACCGCCGACGAACCTGTACGCCAAGATCGACCCCCGGAGCCGTCAGGTCACCGAGGCGATCCGAGCCATCTACGACGCCGACGGCAGCGAGATCATCTCGGCCACTCTCTATTTGCTCGACCAGACGGTCTACTTCGACAAGGTCGAGAGCGAGTGGACCCAGACCCGAGTCGTCAAGCACAACATGGGCATGGTCCCGGTCATCCCGCTGGCGAACCGGAACCGGCTGTCGGACCTCTATGGCACGACGGCGATCACCCCCGAGCTGCGCTCTGTGACCGACGCAGCGGCCCGGACGATGATGCTGATGCAGTCCACGGCCGAACTGATGGGTGTGCCGCTTCGACTGCTGTTCGGTGTCACCCGGCGAGAGCTGGGCATCCCAGACGACGACGAGGCGGTGACGCCGCGTCAGGCGTTCGAGGCGTACTACGCCCGCATCCTCGGGTTCGAGGCCCCGGAAGGCAAGGCGTACCAGTTCGATGCAGCGGAGCTGCGGAACTTCGTGGATGCCCTCGACGCACTGGACAAGAAGGCAGCGGCCTACACCGGCCTGCCGCCTCAGTACCTGTCGTTCAGCTCTGACAACCCCGCCTCGGCTGAGGCGATTCGGTCGTCTGAGTCGCGACTGGTCATGGCAGCCGAGCGTCTGGCGCTCGTCTTCGGCGGGGCCTGGGAGCAGGTCATGCGCGTGGCGCACAAGGTCATGAACCCAGGTGCCGACCTCCCGCCCAATCTGTATCGGCTGGAGTCGCTTTGGGCTGACCCGAGCACTCCGACGTATGCCGCCAAGGCCGACGCCGCGAGCAAGCTCTACAACCAGGGCAACGGCGTCATCCCGAAGGAACAGGCCCGTATCGACATGGGCTACTCCGTCGAGACGCGCCGGAAGATGAGGGAGTGGGACAAGGAGGAGAACCCGGTGGGCCAGCTCGCCGGCCTCTACGCTCCGCGCCCCGGCCAGCCGCAGCCTGACAAGCCGACTCCGAATGAGCCTCCGCAGAGGGAGGTTCCTGAGGAGTGAACGCTGACGAGTACGCCGCCCACCAGGCGGTGATCTCGGCAGCCATCGCCCGCTACGTCCTTCAGCACGCGAAGTTCCTCCGGACCCCGTCACTGACGGTGACGGACTGGGTGAACTTCCTGGAGCTGATCTTCCCGGAGGTCTACCGACGCCGGTTGGAAGCCGCCGAGCTAGCTCGCCTGTTCTACGACAGCGAACGCCAAAAGCACGGCAGGCCAGCCCATCCCCGGTATTTGGTCGAGTACGACTTTGAGGAGTTCCTGGACGACCTGGAGCCCCTCCGGACGCGGTTCTCGCGTGCGGACGCCCCAGAGTCGGCTCCGGGAGAGCTTGCGCTCCGGATCGTCCGGTCAGTCGAAATGGCTGGCCGGAAGCAGATCATCCGAGCAGTTGAGGACGATCCACAGTCCGGGGTGATCAAGGGCTGGGCGCGCGTGGCGACCGGCCGAGAGACCTGCTACTGGTGCTTGATGTTGATCAGCCGAGGTCCCGTTTACTTCGGCGCTGACACAGCAGGTTTGGACCTCGATGACACGACGGCAGCGGAGGCATTCGCTGCCGGTGAGGATGTCACCGAGTACATGAGGCAGTGGCATGACGGGTGCGACTGCAAGGTGGTGCCGGTCTACGACCTGAAGAACTGGCCTGGGCGCGAAGAGCAAGAACGTGCCCTGCAGTTGTGGATCAAGGCAGGTCGAGAGGCCGACCGACTCATCGAGTCCGGAAAGTCACGTACCACCAGCGTGAATAAGGAGACGCAAAACGCGCTCCGTCGTCTTCTTGAGAGAGGAGACGTTTCCATGTCCGAGTTCGCTGCTCTAGCAGCGTAATTCACCAACCGAGCCCCCAGGTGGGGCTGTCACTACGCCCAGGAGGCAAGCAACAATGTCCGACACCCAGTCGACCACCGAGACCCCGAGCACGCCAGACAACGGCCAGGAGCCGAAGGTCGAGACGTTCAGCCGGGAGTACGTCGAAGGTCTCCGTCAGGAGGCTGCGAAGTACCGGAATGAGAAGAAGGACGCCGTCGAGGCTGCCAAGGCCGAGACCCGAGCCGAAGTGGTTCGTGAGTACGAGGAAAAGGCCGCTGAGAAGGACGGGGTCATCAACGACCTGCAGTCCAAGCTCGACGCATCCACGCTGGAGCTGACCAAGCTGAAAGCAGTTGTGGAAGCGCAGATTCCGGTCGAAGACATCCTCGATGTCGTGACCCTGGTCCAGGGCACCGACGAGGACACCGTCTCGGAAAGTGTCAAGCGGGTCAAGGCGCTGCTGGGTAAGAACGCCGAGCATCAGTCGCCCGTCGACTACAGCCAGGGCACTGGCGGTGGCGTTCCTCCGCTCAACGGAGACCCGGTTCTGAACATTCTCGAAAAGGCCGTGCGCGCTAAGCCGCGTCGTCGGTTCTGAGAGACAACCCCACCAAGTAAGGAGATAACAACACATGGCTGGAGCACAGGTTCCTGCTGACCAGGTCGCCCTCACCGGTGACTTCTCTGCGTTCCTGAAGCCGGAACAGGCTCAGGACTACTTCAAGGAGATCGAGAAGACCTCGGTCGTCCAGCGGATCGCTCGGAAGATTCCGATGGGTCCGACCGGCATCGCCATCCCCCACTGGACCGGTGCGGTTTCCGCGTCGTGGACCGGTGAGGCCGAGCGTAAGCCCCTGACCAAGGGCAGCTTCGGGCAGAAGGAACTGGAGCCGGTGAAGATCACCACGATCTTCGCTGAGTCGGCTGAAGTCGTGCGTCTCAACCCGCTGGGTTACCTGGAGACCATGCGGACCAAGATCGCTGAGGCCATCGCGCTGAAGTTCGACGCCGCTGCGATCCACGGCATCAGCAAGCCGAGCCAGTTCAAGGGCTACCTGACCGAGACCACCAACGAGGTGTCTCTGGTCGACGTAGACAACAGCACCGCTGGTGCTCAGGGCAACGCCTACCTGGCGGTCAACAACGCCCTGGCGCTCCTGGTCGACAACGGCAAGCGTTGGACCGGCACCCTGCTGGACAACGTCACCGAGCCGATCCTGAACACGGCGGTGGACGCCAACGGCCGTCCTCTGTTCGTGGAGAGCACCTACACCGAGCAGGTCGGTGCGATCCGTGGTGGCCGCATCCTGGGTCGCCAGACCTACGTCGCGGACAACGTCGTGAACGGCACCGCCGGCAACCGGGTCGTGGGCGTGCTGGGCGACTTCTCGCAGGTCGTCTGGGGCCAGATCGGTGGTCTGAGCTTCGACGTGACCGACCAGGCCACCCTGGACTTCGGCGAAGAGCAGGGCGGCGTGTGGGTGCCCAAGCTCATCTCGCTGTGGCAGCACAACATGGTCGCTGTCCGTTGCGAGGCTGAGTTCGCGTTCATGGTCAACGACAAGGACGCCTTCGTCAAGCTGACCGACAAGGTCGCCGGGGCCTGATCCCAACTTGACATCGCACACCGGGACGCCGGGGCCTAACCGCCCCGGCTCCCTGTGAGCCAAACCGAAAGGACCACATGAGGATTCGACACAAGGTCAACGGTGGTCTGGCTGTGGTGGATGACGAGTACGGAGAACGTCTCGTCGCCGGAAGCATCTGGGAGCGTGCCGACGCCCCGAAGTCACAGGCCGCGCCCTCGCGCCGCAAGCGCAGGGCGGCTGGGAAGCCCGTAGAGGTCGTCAACGACGGAGAGTGAGGTAAGACATGGCGATTGCGACTGCACAGGACGTAGAGAATCGCTGGGTCCGAGAACTCTCTGAGGAAGAGACCACCCTCGTCAACACGCGGCTGGCTGACGCCGAGCGGATGATCCGTCGCCGGATCAAGGACCTGGACGACAAGATCACCGCAGGCGACATCGACCCCGAGGACGTGAAACAGGTTGAGGCCGACATGGTCCTGCGGCTCCTCCGTAACCCGGAGGGCTTCACGCAGGAGACGGACGGCAACTACACGTACATGCTGCATCAGCAGCTCGCCTCGGGCAGGCTCGAAGTCACCGACGACGAGTGGGAGACGCTGGGCATCCGCAGGCGCGGAATGTTCGTGCTGTACCCGCACATCGTGAGGCCGACATGACATATCCGCAGTACGGCCCCGACAACGTCGATGTCACGAAATGCCATGACAACGACGAGAATCCCGAGCACCACTGCGTCCACGACTGGCGTATCCATTGGGGCAACGTCGACCGGAGGCACAGCCTATGAGCCTCCTCGACCGTTGCGATCAGGACGTAGTCGTGTACCCGCAGGAGGTCACGACGGACGCGGACGGGAACACGAAGACCCGTCCCGCCAAGACAGGGATTCCGGCGAAGGCGAGGATTCAGGTCCTCGGCCAGTCTGGTACTTCGTCCCGTCGCCAGGAGCAGGACAACGAAGGGTTCGAGTCGGAGCGTGTGTACACGATCCACTTCAGCCGGAAGTTCGAGCGCGAGCACGGCCCCTTCGGGATGCAGTCGCAGATCGAGTGGCAGAAGGACGACCAGGGCAGGCCCATCCGGTGGGCTCTGTTCGGAGAACCGGCCTACTACACCGGCTCTCGTCGCACCCAGCACGTCGGCTACACGATGAAGAGGTACTGACGTGGCGAAGCTCGTCCGAAAGTCCGTCCTACATCACATCGTTTCCCATCTCGATGGCGTGAAGGCATCGGTCCGGGATGCTACCGACGAAGGCCACGACAAGTCACAGGCCCGGTTGGAAGCGGCTCGGGCATCGACCCAGTGGCAGAAGATTTACGGCCCGGACCACCTGACCAAGGTGACCAAGTCCTACGGCGATGTGGATGGCTTCATCAACCTCGAAGCGCCCAACGCGATGGCAATCGAGTTCGGCCACCAACCTTCTGGCGTGTTCGAGGGCACGGACACGAAAGCCCCTGAGGGCCTTTACATCATCACGAAGGGTTCCGGAGCCGTGTCCTAAGGAAGGAGGGTTCATGGCAGAGATGCCCCGCATCCAGGCCGTGGTCATCCCCCTCCTGCGGGATGCCCTAGTGCCCGAGAAAGCCGCCAAGGTCGGATCGTGGGTGGAGAACATCAACTACCGAGAGTTCCCACTAGTCAACGTCCGGCGAATCGGCGGTACTCGGCACGAAACCCGGCCGACTCAATTGTCCAAGCCGGTCATCGAATTGACCGTCTATCACCAAGCTGGGCTCATCGAGTGTGAAGAGCTGTACGAGGACGCCCTCGAAGTGCTCTACGACGCGGTGAAGAACCAGACGCAAACCGAGGCAGGCTACCTGCACTCCATCAAGGAGACGATGGGAGCCACCCAGTTCAGCTCACCGTACATGGACTCCTGGCGGGTCCAAGGGCTGATCGCACTTGGCCTCAGACCCCCACGCAAGTAAGGAGATACGCCTAATGGCACTGAACGACGATGCGGTGTTGACTGCGGCAGTCGGCTACGTGTACACCGCTGCGGTGGGCACGGCTGCGCCGGCCGCTGCTGAACTCGACACCCTCAACCTGACCAACACCAGCCTGTGGACGCCCACCGGTTGGGACAGCGTCGGACACACCAGCCGGGGCGACATGCCCGAGTTCGGCTTCGACGGCGGCGACACCGAGGTCCGTGGCACCTGGCAGAAGAAGAAGCTGCGCGAGGTCACGACCGAGGACCCGGTCGACTACCTGCTCATCTACCTGCACCAGTTCGATGAAGACGCGCTGGCGCTCTACTACGGCCCGAACGCCTCCACCACGGCAGGCGAGTTCGCGGTCTCGGGTAGCGCCGACCCCACGGAGAAGGCGTTTTTCGTCGTGATCGAGGATGGCGATGTCCGTATCGGTTTCCACGCCGCCAAGGCGTCGGTGCGCCGGGACGACGCGATCCAGCTCCCGGTGGATGAGTTCGCCTCGCTGCCGGTGCGTGCGACGTTCCTGAACCACAACAGCGAGCCGCTGTTCAAGTGGATCAACGAGGACCTGTTTCCCAACTCGCAGGTCTGATACTTGACATCGCACATGCGATGTCGCTGTGACCGAGGGGGAGGGGTTTCCTTGGCGGGCCTTCCCCTCCCCCTCTTACACCTGGCCCGCCCACACCAAAATCACGAAAGGTCCGCTATGTCAAACGTATTCACCCTCGACTCGTTCCGCGAGGAGGTCGAGAAGGAGTTCGCTCCGGTCAAGATCGAGGTCGACGCCGAGACGAGCGTCGTGCTCCGCAACCTGCTGCGCGTCCCGAAGACGAGCCGCGAGGAGATTTTCGGTCTGCTCGACAAGATGGACAAGATGTCGGAGGGTAAGTCGGAAGACGAGATGACCGTCGAGGAGCTTGAGGCCACTGCTGGCATCGCCCTCCGGATGATCGAACTCGTCGCCGACACCCCGGCCGGGGGCCGGAAGCTGGTCGAGTCTCTGGAGGACGATCTGGCGTTGACCCTCAAGGTGTTCGAGGCATGGATGGAGGCCACGAATCCGGGGGAAGCGCCGCGCTCGCCCGCCTGATCGAACAGTACGGCGATGCAATCGCCGCCGACCTCAAGGAGACATACGGCGTTGACCTCCGGGACATCTTCGTCCCGGAGGCACGTCTGACTCCGAAGTGGGTTCTCGTCCTGATCAAGGAGCTGCCCGTCACGTCGCGCTTCTACGCAGAGAAGCGTGGTGGTCCTCAGTTCCGTGGATGGGACGAGACGAGGTACACCCTCGCGGCCATCGTCAACGCGGTGCGGGCGCTCCAGCACACGTATCTGTCGGCCCACATGAAGTCGACACCCAAGCCCCCCGAGCCATATCCGACTCCTGATCGGAACACCAGGAAGAAGAACAACAACAAGCCCGGATCGTTCGCATCCATTGCGGCACAGATGATCGCGGCGAAGCGAGCGAAGAGAGCTAGGAAGGCGGCAGAGGAGTAAATGGCAGGAGGAGGCGCAGGTGGTACCGAAGTCGGTCGGATTTCGATCCGAGTCGTCCCCAATCTGGACAACTTCTACCGCGAACTGAAGACCAAGCTCGAAGCGATTGAGAAGACGCTTCGTGGCAATGTCCCCATCGACATCGACCTGAACAACAGGGGCACCCAGGCCAAGATGGCGGCTCTCATGGCCGCTCTGAAGGCCCAGGCAGCCCAGGGCGTCAATGTCCCCGTCGATGTTAACAACAAGGGCCTCGGGGCCGCGTGGCGCGAGTTTCGCGCCGGCCTGGCCGACTTCGGTCGGCTGGGTAAGCAAGCGGCCCAGGGGGTCAAGTCATACCGCGACGAAGTCAACCGGCTGACGCTGGAACAGCAGCGCCAGCGCCCCCTCCTGAACCACACGTATGCGTGGTGGCGCTCGAACAACGTCATGGCCCGTCGAGGGTCACAGGTCCTTCGGGACTTCACGGACGCATTGAGGACGCAGCAGCAGTGGCTGCGTCAGCAGGACCGCACACTGTCGGCCAACCAGGCCCGGTGGAAGTCCTGGGCGATGGCGATCCGGGATGCGAATGTTCATGCCACCAACGGCTTCCGGCGCTTCCGGGCCTCTCTGCAGGCCCTCCGAGGCGGCGGCGGTGGTGACGACGGAGACGGATTCTCTCGGCTGTTCGGCTCTCTCGGCCGGTTCGGTAAGGAAGCCGAGAAGGCCGGTGGGCAGGTCGAGCACGTCGGCCGGAAGTTCCTCGGCCTGACCCGGATGGGCTGGCTGGTCACAGGCGTCTTCCTGGCGGCTGCCCCGGCCATCTCGCTGGTGGCCGGTCTCCTGGCAGGTCTCCCCTCGCTGATCGGCGCGTTCGGTGCCGGTATCGGCGTCGTGGCGCTGGGCATGGATGGCATCCAGGCAGCAGCCCAGAGGCTGATGCCCGCGTTCGACAGCCTGAAGGCCGCTGTGTCGAGCACGTTCGAGAAGGGCCTCGGCCCGATGTTCGACACGTTCGCCCAGAAGATTCCGCTGTTGCAGGGTGGTCTGCAGTCGGTCGCCCAGGGCATGGTCAACATGTTCCAGGGCATCAGCAACGCGCTCACCTCGAACACGGGAATCCAGCAGCTCCAGAACATCCTCGCGAACACCGCTGGGTTCTTCTCCCAGTTGCAGGGTCCGATCCAGACTGCTACCTCGTCGTTCCTGACGCTGGCTGAGGCCGGCTCGCAGTCGTTCGGCTACCTGAGCGGTTCGCTGGGCACGTTCGCCACGCAGTTCGACCAGATGGTCCAGAGGGTGACCCAGAGCGGCGTCTTCGACTCCGCGATGAAGGGCCTCTCCCAGACCCTCGACGGCATCACCGGCCTGTTCACCCGACTGATGGAGTCGGGCCTGCAGGCGATGGGACAGCTCGGTGGCCCACTGAACACCTTCCTCACGGGGATCGGTGATCTGGCGGTCGCACTGATGCCCGCCCTGACCTCCCTGTCGGGTCTGGTCGGCAATGTCCTCGGACAGCTCGGTACGAGCCTCGCTCCGATTGTCACGGCGCTGACGCCCGCGTTCACCACGCTGGCTGACACGCTGGGCTCGCTGCTGGTGCCCAACTTGCAGACGCTCGGGAACATCCTGACTCCTGTCGCGACGATGATCGGCACGACGCTGACCACGGCGCTGCAGCAGATTCAGCCGATGATCCCCGGCCTGGTGCAGAGCTTCGCTCAGCTCGGCACGACGCTGGTTTCCCAACTGGCACCGCACATCCCGGCCCTCGCCACGGCGATGGGCCAGATGGCTGGAGCGGTCATCCAGCTCGCCCCGATGCTGATCAGTCAGTTGGTGCCGGCGTTCATCCAGTTGATCCCCTCGGTCACGCAGTTGATGCCCCACATCGTCTCGTTGGCCGAGTCGTTCGCCCGGATGATGCCGACCATCGTCCCGCTGGTCTCGATCATCTTCAGCCTCATCGCCGCCTTCGCACAGGCGGCAGCCACCATCGGTGGCGTTGTGCTGGGGGCGATCTCGTCCCTGATCGGTGCGATCTCTGAGGTCGTGGCGAAGATCAGCGAATGGGTGGCTAGCTTCGCGCAGGGCGCGTCGGACATCGCCGCCAAGGCAGCAGAGCTGCCGGGGATGGTTAAGTCCGCTCTGGGCGATCTGGGCTCGTTCCTGGTCGACTCCGGTAAGGCGTTGGTGCAGGGCTTCATCAACGGCATCAAGTCGATGGTGGGTGCTGTGGCCGACGCGGCGCGGTCGGTTCTCCAGGCGGCGCGAGACTTCTTCCCGTTCTCCCCGGCGAAGAAGGGTCCGTTCTCGGGCTCTGGCTGGGTGGACTCCTCGGGTCAGTCTGTGGGCGAAGCGTTCGCCGATGGTCTGGCCGGGACGCAGGGCAAGATTGTCGAGACCGCTCGGGCCATCATGCAGGCCGCGAAGGACGTGTTCGGTGACGCTGCCAACATCGCCTTCAACTTCAACTTCGGCCAGATGCAGAGCCAGATGGCGTCTGTCGCGTCGAGCGCGGGCGACCTGCAGCGCAGCATGTCCCGCACCGTGTCCCAGTCGACTGGGTCCGGGAAGATCGACAACCAGACCCGCCAGATGCTGGACCAGATCGCGATCCGCAAGGACGAGCTGGAGCTGGAACGGCAGAGGCTGCAGGCCGAGAAGAACGCCCTCGACACCAAGGACAAGGCCGGTAGGGCTGCACTCCAGCAGCGCATTGACGAGCTGAGCGTCCAGAAGGACCAGCTCGAACTCCAGCGTGAGCAGTTGGCATACCAGTCGAAGTACACCGACTCGGTCACTCAGACCGGCGAGCAGTACGACGAGATGTTCAACAAGATGATGAAGATGCCCTACGACTTCGCCACGGCGAATGCCAACCAGTTCCTTTCGGACATCGGCATTTCCGGCGATGGGGCTCTGTCTCAGGCGCTCAAGGAGGGCCTGAAGTTCGGCGAGCAGTTCATCTTCAACGTCGGCTCGATGGACGAGGCCGTGCAGGGCCAGCAGACCATCCAGAACAAGAAGTCGTTGCAATTCGATAGGAGGTAATCCGTGGACACCCTCGTAGAACTGGAGGGGGTCAACGGCGAATGGTTCACCCTGGCCGGTCCCGGAGAAGGGGACCGGGGGGTGTTCCTGGGTACTGACGTGAAGGGTCTCTACGACCCACCCGTCAAGGTGGTCTACGAGGAGCCCGGTAACTGGCCGGGCTCCCGCTACCTCAACCACCGGATTCTGAAGCGTGACATCGTGTTTGGCGTCGAGATTCCCAATGACGCTGCCATCGGACCTAATTCGTGGCTGTCTCGGGAGTCGGAATGGCGCAAGGCGTGGGCATTCGACCGCGACTGCAAGCTCTACATCACGACCCCGGAATCCGGTACCAGGTACCTGAAGCTCCGTCTCGCGGAGTCGCCTGAGGTCTCATGGTTCACCGATCCACGCGGGAACAAGATCAACCGCACGGTCATGGTGTGTGTCGCTGGTGACCCGTTTTGGTACCAGGACGATGTCGTGTACACCGCTGTGACGCAGACGGACACGACGTTCGACCCGAACCCACTGCCGTGGCCCTGGCCGAAGGAACAGCTCCCCACCGAGACGCTGACCATCACGGTCGACCCGTCTGACGGGAAGGGCGGGCTGAACCCGACCGACCAGCCGATCTGGCTGAAGTGGATTCTGCCGGGTTCCACCGAGGAGCCGGCCGAGCCGTACATCCCCGGCATCCCCTGGCTGGGCGCTCCGAACTCCCCTGCCGTCATCTGGACGGTCCCGGACTACTCGTTCGAGGACGAGGCCCAGGCGAACCGGCGCATCCGAATGCCCGGTCTGATCGGTGGTCTGCGGACGTGCGAGGTCCAGCAGATCAGCCTGATTGGCAACCCCACAGGCGGCTCGTTCGTGCTTGAGTTCAAGGGCGACTTGACATCGCCCATCGCCCGGAACGCCACCGCCGCAACGGTCAAGGCGCGTCTGGAGGCCCTGCCGAGCATCGGCTCTGGCAACCTGACGGTGGCCGGTGGTCCGACTCTGCTGAGCCCGCACCAGCCGTGGCGAGTGTCGTTCACTGGCCCTGCCTTCGCGGGTGAGCCCCAGCCGCTGATCACCGTCGACAGTCACACGTTGACCGACAGCGACGGCGATCCCAACACGGTGCCGAACGTGCGGGTCGACCGCACGACGGAGGGCTTCACGGCCCCTGCCGAGAACGCGGTGGTCGACTCCGACCCGCGTGTCGAGCAGGTCTCGTCGGAGAACGGCAGCCAGCTCTGGGCTCGCATGAATGGCGTCCGGTTCCACAACCCGGTGCCGCCCTACACGAAGTCGAAGACCTTCGAGATCACCGTGAGCGGAGCCGTTCCGGGGCAGATGGTCGTGCTCCGCATTCCACGGGCATGGACTAGGCCCTGGGGGCTCGAATGAGCAACCACGCCACCATCTCGACTCTGGCAGACGCTGAGCGCGTCTGGAACGCGGTCATGGCGCGGAGGGCGTTCCGTGAGAAGGAACGCCTGCGCCCTCCTCTGATCCGGCTCTGGGACGGCGACATGACCCTCCGAGGTGTCGTCGCCGGGGAGCGTGGCGGCGACTTCGAGTTCATCGAAAACGACACGGGCACTGCGTCGATCCAGCTCTCACTGGACCACCACATGGCGAAGTGGGTGATGAACTTCAAGGGCCGCGCCAAGCGGAACGTCATCATCACCATTGACAAGCAGGGTGCCCGGTGGTCGGGCTTCATGGACCACTACCGGGTGGTGCGTGAGGAGAACGGGGACTGCTACCTCGATGTCGTGTTCAAGCACGACTACGAGCACGCCAAGCACATCCTCGTCTGGTGTAACCCCTTCCTGAGGCCCGAGCTGCAGTTCCCCAAGCTGTGGATCATCTTCGGCCCTGCGAAGTGGTGCCTGCTGCTCACCCTGTTCGTGAACATCCTGCGACTCGAAACGTCGCTGTGGACACTCCCGGACAACCCGCTCGATCCGACAGAGTGGATGCCGCTGAGCTTCAACATCAGCAACTGGAGGAACATCGTCAAGCCGTTCCCGCTCATCGGGGACAACTCCAACCTGACGATTGTCTTCTCCCGCTTCCAGTCGTTCCACGACGTGGCGAAGAAGACGCTGGAGGACGCTCAGCTCACCATCGTCTGCCGGCGCTACCTGAAGGGCGAGGACCCGCACCCGTTCGAGAACCTTCGCGGCGAGCTGAACATCGGCCCGCTCGAAGACCTGTTGTCGCTCATCCCGATTCGGCATGGCTGCCTGGTCTGGGACATCATCGACAACTCGGGCTGGGGCAGTGAGACCGCCTTCGGCGGCTCCTGGCTGACGGGCTTCGTCCGGGCCGTGGTGAATATCGCCTCAGACGGTATGACCGAAGGCATTGACGTGTTCACGGGCGATCCGACGTACCCAGGCGAGTACTACACGCCGTGGTTCCTGGGGACCTCCCCACAGGCCCCCTGGATCGTGTTCGAGGAAGGCCCCTACACCGGTATCAAGTCCTCGGAGTTCAAGTACTACGAGGCCACCGATACGTCCTTCGTGGCGGGCGGTGAGTCGATGCCCGGTGTGAATGAGGCCATCTCGGCAGCCGTGAACATGGGTGGCGACTTCTTGACATCGCTCATCAACTCGGCTCTGGCCTCGTTGGGTGCTGTCGGCGGTGCCATCGACCTGCCGCCGCTGGGCGGCATGATGGACGCGGTCGCGAAGCCGTTGTACGAGAACGTGTTCCTCGCGTTCCAGGAGTACCCCACGCTGCGTGCGGTCGGGCAGCCTCTGCCGATCCCGCTGCTGGAAGCCAGTGAGACTGGCCTGGGCGACTTCCACTACTACGAGGGTTGGGTCGAGAACGCCACCAAGGCGTTCACGCTGTCAGCGTTCCTGGCGACCAGGGCCAAAATCTGGGAGACCAGGGCGCACACGGCCCACACCATCAAGGTGTCGGATGCGGCTCCGTACTACGTGGGTGAACCCGGCTACGGCCACTTCTGGCTCGGATCGCGGGTCGGGACAACGGTTCTCGGCTTCCCCATCCCGGACACCGTGTTCGTGGAGCGGGTCTCGAAGATCAGCTACAAGTGGGGCAAGGACGGCCCGAAGGGCTGGGAGTTGGAGATCGGCTACCGCGAACCTCAGGACCCTGTTCTGAAGCTATTCGAGCTGATCCAGCGGTTCAACGGCGCGATGGGCCAGCTAGGGATTCTGTAACTACGACGGGACGGCGCACCTCTTCGGGGGTGCGCCTCCCACTGAAAGGCACGCCAATGATCAAGCCCCAGGAGGAGGTCGACTGGAAGAAGCCCGAGGAGCATTTCGCCTGGGCTCTCCGGAACATGCCGACCTTCGCTGGAATCGGCGCGGTGACACACCCTGGGTTCCTCAAGACATGGTCAAAGCACCTGTGGGACTGTGGGTTCGCACACCGCGACTACCTTGAGTCGCTGGCCGACGAGGATGGCAACATCCACGTCAGCAAGCTGCCGAAGCAGCGCATCCGGTGGCAGGCACCGTTCCGTGGTGCCCGAAGTAACTACAACAACGCAGCGCGTTGGGTGTCGATGGATACCCCGGCTCCGAAGCCGATGAAGCTCCCCGACGTTCGTCAACTGACCCAGCAGGAGAACGAGTTCATGCTGAGGCAGTACCGGGAGCTGGGTCTGATCAACGACTACATCCCGCAGCGTGATAACGCACAAGAATTGAACTGAGGCAAGGGAAATGGCAGCTTTGGATGACACCCAGCCGCTCGACCTGAGCGAGCTGTTCGATGACGAGGACGACGAACTCGGCCTGAACGATCTGATCGGCATTTCGGATGGAGAGGTCGAGGCCGCACGGAAGAAGGTCCCCGAGCCCGCGCTAGTGCGCGGCGGGATCATGGCCGTCGTCGGCTTGATCGCCTTCGTACTCGGCAAGCAGATCGACACCACATGGGTCGAACCGCTGATTGACGTGTACGTCGTCGGCGCTCCCCTGGCGCTCGCCTGGTGGATTCGCCGGAACGTCACTCCCGTTGGAAAGCACGCAAAGTGACTCCGGGCTTCGATCCCACCGACTGGGTAGACCTGCTCGCCTACGCGATCCTGACGGTCCCCGCAACCATCGGTGCGGTCGCAGCATGGCGCAGTCACCAGAAGGTGAAGCAGACGCACTACGAGATCACCAACGATCACGACTCCAACATCCGGCATGACATTGACGACCTCGCCAAAGCAGTCCGCGACGGGTTCATCGACATCCGAAGGGACATCGGTGGCCTACGCGAAGAGCTGCGGACTGAGCGGCTGGAGCGGATCGAGGGAGACAAGCTCCGGGTCATCAACTGCCAGTAAGGAGGTAGTGGATGGATACACCGAATCCCAATCCGAACAACGGTCCTGGCACCGAGCTTGAGAAGTGGCTCGGTACAGGCGCATTCGAGCTAGGCGGTGGTGACTGGAACTTCGGCCAGGACTTCACCGAGGCGGCTGTCCGGTCGCTGTTCGAGATGCCGGCGATCACCTTGCTCAACGCCGTCGACCTTCTCGAAGAGCAACTGCTCAATATGCCCATCGAGGCACTGCGGGTCTTCGCTCCGCTAATCCCAGATGCCGTCGAGGACGACTTCGTGGATGTCGTCACGGCGGTCGCCAAGATCATCGACACCCTGACCGATGGGCCAGCGGCCCTGCTACGCGGCGAGTTCGATGAGTGGCTGGAGAGCACCTTCGGCAACCTCGCTACTGAGGTCCAGCAGATTTTGGAAATTCTGGCCGGGTTCATCGTGACCCCGATCAACTCGACGGTGCAGGCCGTCAAGGACTGGTGGAACTTGATCACCGGCCGGACCCAGCACCTGAACACTGCCGGTCAGCTCGACGCATCCAAGCTGACGAATCTCACCGACATGCCAGAGATTCCGAACGGGCTGGAGAAGCTGCCCGACCTCCAGAACCTGGTCGACGCTGCCACGAACGCACTGTCGGGAGCTTCCCAGGTCGGTGAGGAGATCATCGGCGCGGGGCTCGACATCGCGAAGAACACGATGGAGAACCTCTTCTCCATGTTGTCGAAGGTCACCCGCGACGTGCAGGCGCTGCAGTCGGAGCAGGAGGCTAGCCAGGTCGGTGGTCGACGGTTCAACGTCGACTTCACCCAGTACCCGAACGGCGCATTCCCCTCTGGGCTGTTCAACATCACCTACTCCGGGCCAGGGTCCAGCACCCTGGGGATCAGTAACGGTAAGGCGATCTGGAACACGGTCAACGACGGCTACCGCCGTGCGACCCTGCTCTACCCCGAGCCGACCCTGACTCCGTTCCAGGTCGTGCGAGGCACGCTGTCGTCTCCCCCGGAGCAGGGCACGAACGTCCGCATCTGGTCGATTGCTCGCGCCAACGAGACGGGCACCGACTTCGTGTTCGCACGCGGGTACTGCAACGGCTTCCTGAGCTACCGAGGCGACATCGGCTGCTACAAGGACGGTGTCGAGTACGTCTGGGCATCCAACGTGGCGCTGACGTGGTCTCTGGACATGAAGATCGTCTGCGGCGTCGGTAACGATCCGCGCCACCACATCGTCCTGTCTGGCGACAAGATCGTCATCGACCTCTACGAGCCAGCCGACAAGCAGTCGGTCGTGGACGACGACCACTGCTACTGGGGCTCTATCTCGGAGACGGACGGTGTCCGGGTCCCCGGCAACGTGGCCGGTGCGTCGGTGGTCGACAACGCTCCCCCGGCCGTCGTCGGTACGACGTTGCGGGTCTCGAAGCGATCAGGCGGCGACATCACCCTCGCCAGCGGTGGTACGAAGGTCCCGAACAACTTCTACGAGACCATCGACTACCAGTCGCCTGACCTGATCTATGAGCCCAGCAAGAACTGCCGGGTGACTGCGACGAAGGCAGGCACCTACCTGGTCGAGTACCGGGCGTACCACGGCGCGTTCGCTACGAACACTGGCGGGCACGCACAGATTTACCGCAATGGCAACGTGTACGCCAAGGGCTCCTGGGGCTCATGTCCGTTCAACGTCGGCTTCGGCGTCATGGCCGATCCGACTGACGCAACGCATGGTTCGTTCCTGGTGCCACTGAACCCCGGCGACTACATCGAACCGGGCTTCTGGTTCACGGCGAACATGTCGAACACAGGTGACGCCGGCCTGATGGCGAACGGCTCACAGTCCTACATGTCCGTAGCCCGACTAGGCATCAACTGACAAAAGACCCCCTCTCAGGGCCGTATGGCCTTGGGAGGGGGCTTTTTTGCGTTTCAGCGGTAGATGGTCCGGGTCTTGTTCGCGTTACTCGCTGCGACGATGATCCAGACCCATATCCAGCCGCCGAACATCCAGAACGTCAGGATCGACAGTAGGAGATGAAGGGCGTGGTTCGTCTTCACCGGCATTACCGCCACCGGCTGTGGGACGTGGGCCGGGGGCTGCTGCTGCTGCGGGTAATACGACTGAGGCGTTTGCGGGTGCTGCTGGTGTTGCGGGTAGTCCATGATCACATTCTGACATCAGGACGACGAATTTGCCAGCTCGGACATCCTCTTCGCGATCTCCACATCGCGTGCCTCGGAAGCCATTTGGTACTTCATCGCCATCCTGGGCGTGGTGTGGCCGAGACGGACCATTAGCTCCTTGGTCGTGGCACCAGCCTGGGCCGCGTAGGTTGCTCCTACGGCGCGCAGATCGTGGACCCGGAGGTCTGTCCTGCCGAGCTTGGTGTAGCCCTTCTTCAGCGACCGGGTGAAGGCCGACTTCGACAGCCGGTTCCCCTGGGTCGTGGTGACCAGCAGGGCCTCAGGCCCTTTGTTCATCTTGGTCCGGTCCTTCATGTGCTCGCGGACCATCTCAGCGACGTGAGGCGGCACGGTCACCGGCCGCTTCGACCGGACGGTCTTGGTGTTGCCGACGACGACCTTGTTGCCGACACGCGCCGCGCCCCGGCGCACTCGGAACAGCATCCGCTCGCCGTCGTCCTCGATGTCCTTCCGGCGTAGCTCGATCAGCTCCCCGAAGCGCAGGCTCGTCCAGGCGAGGATGTAGACCGCGATCCGGTAGTGCTCCTCAACCTCGGCGGCAACGGTCTCCAGTTCCTCGGGCGTGAGAGCTTCCACGTCGCGCTCAGGCGCGGACTTCTGCTCGATCCGGCACGGGTTCTCCGCGATCAGCTTGTCCTCGACGGCGGTGTTCATCGCCGCCCTGAGGACGTTGTAGGCGTGCCTGCGGGCTGTCGGGTACTGCTTGCCCATCCCGGCCCACCATGACCGCACAAAGGCCGGTGTCATCTCCACGACCGGCGTATCCCCCAGGACGGGGTATATCCGCTTCCGGGCGTGTGTCTTGTACAGCTCCCGCGTCCCCGGCGCGAGGTCGCGCTCTTCGAGCCACTTCGAGAGGTACTGCTCGACCGTGACCCCGGAGAGGGCCTTCTTCTTGGCCCGCTCGGCGGGCGGCGTCCAGGTCTCCGTCTCCAGGAGGCGGCGCTCACCGTTGAGCCACGCTTCCGCGTCCATGCGGTTGTCATAGGTCGTCGGGGCGTAGTGTCTCTTCCCGTCGATGGGACTGACATAGGACGCCTGGATACGGCCTGAGCCGATGGTTCTGATCTTTCCCCAGCCTCGTCGGCTGGCTGTCTTTTTGCCTGCCATACACGCATATTAGCGTGCCCCTATCGTGCCCCCTGTGCCCCCCACCGTTTCATTTTCCTACAATTTCTTTCACTTATAAGGGCACGGTCTGCTGGGCTAAAAACAGCCGCTGAGCTGCTGATACATCGGCATGAGCAACCCATCCTTCCAAACTAGCTACGCGGGTTCGATTCCCGTCGCCCGCTCCACTGGTCAGAGGGTGTTTTCGCCCTCTGGCCCTCTTCAGTCTAGAGTCGCGTGCCCCTCGGCGTGCCCCCCATGACCTGGGGATACGGCCCTTGCGTAGAGTTGCACGGCTCGCTACCTTCACTCCTGAGCAGATACAAAAAGGGCCTCCCGCCTGCGGGAACAGGCGAGAGGCTGGTACACCAGATAGGAGCTGGTGCAGTGAGCATTCTCTCACGTCAGAGCGTTGCATTGGGAGTTGCAGTCTCCGGGACTGTGGCAGTCGGAGGGCTCGCATTCGCCCTCTCGTTCACCGCCCTCTCGGACCTCGCGAGGCACGCGGGGGGCATGGAGGGGCAAGAGTGGATGGTCCCCTTGGTGGTCGACGGCGGCATCATCGTCGCCACGATGGCGACGGTGGCCCTACGCCGGCACCAGTGGTACGCCTGGACGCTGTTGATCCTGTCCTCGTTGGTCTCGGTGGCCGGGAACGTGGCCCACGCCCAATCGCATGGGGCCATCGCGATGGTCATTGCGGCGATCCCACCGCTGTGGCTCCTGGCCGCTACGCACCTGACCCTGATACTGGCGCGTTCGGAGAAAGAGCCCGTTCCGGTGGCAGCGGAACCGCTGCATATCGCGAACGCCGCTTGACTGCGCCCGGTCGGAACATATAGCGATTCGTGCATATTTTGGGCACAAAAAAAGGACCCCCCGAGCCGACCCGAAGGTCGACCCGAGGGGGTAGACAGCTCATGCCCAGTTGCCGATAGGGCGCATCAGGGCCTCGACCGAATCGCGCTCGACGCGGATCAGCCGGGGGCCGAGACGGACAGCCTTCAGCTTGCCGTCAGCGATGTAGTTGCGGACGGTCCTGGTCGACACACCGAGGTGGTCTGCGACCTGCTGGATGGATGCACGTTGCGGCAGCACTCAGTTCTCCTTCGGGTAGACGACGCGCTCGATCCCGGCGGCGTCGATCAGCTTCTGGCACCCAGGGCAGGGTGCTCGGGTGATGTAGAGGGTGGCTCCGATGAGGTCGTCCCGGTCGGCATAGAGCAGAGCGTTCGCCTCGGCATGAACCGATACGCACCGGGTGGGTCCGCTGTCATAATCAGACACACCAGGAACCGCCGCTGCCAGTCGGCGAGGGCAGGTATCACACCCTGGTCTTCCAGACGGCGCACCGTTGTATCCAGTGCCTCGTACTCGTCGGTCCTTGACGACGACTGCACCGACCTTGCTCCTTTCACAGTCGGATCGCGTGGCGACGGCCTCCGCGATGATCAGGAAGTACTCGTCCCAGTCAGGCCGACTCACGCGGTGTCACCCTCACGTAGGACTCCCCGAAGACCAGGAAGTCGAGCTGGATACCGTCCTCGTCGGTCTGCTCCCGGAGCGGACGGTGGACGCGGCAGTAGCCGGTCCCCCAGTATTTGCATTCGGGGCAGTCCATCAGTCTCTCCGCACGATTCCGGACCACAGCAGGTTGTAGTCCGCATCCCAGAGGGCGATCTTCGTGCCGTCAGGCAGGCCGTCGATGGACAGCCAACCGGGCTCTCCCTTGACCCCCACCGGCCCCGGAGGGCCAGGGGGACCGGGAGGACCCTGACGGACGGTGAAGGTCGACACCAGCCACGCCAGCGCCGCGAAGATGACGAGCGTGGCGAGCATCGTGATGGCCGCACCCGGCCAAGTCATGAACCAGTCAGCGTCCATTGGCTCCCTCAGTAGAAGATCGGCATCAGGGTGCTGCCGTTGCCGGTTGGGATCGGCATGAAGATGACACCGTTCGGGCCGGTGTCGGTGCTCCCGCCGCCCTCGGCAGGCTCACACGCGGTGACGGACAAGACAGCGGCGATCAACAGCAGCAGTGCGGCAACAATCTTCATCGGTATTCCTCTCTGGTTGGTTTCCTGAGACCCATTGCGCGGGACCAGGTTCGCTTCGGTTTGACCGGCTCCGGAGGCAGTTCGTAGACGCGGAACGAGATTTCGGTCTGCGGGTTGACCGAGTAGCTCCGGGGGTAGGGGTATGCCGAGTGGACCGTCTCCCAGTCCGTCTGGAACAACGGCTCGGAGGCCAGCCCGAACAGGTGGCCCTGGGCCTCGACATACCGCTCCCCGTCCTGCTCGTAGACCCGGAGCAGGTCTGTCTGGCTCATCGGCCTAGTTCCTTTCGCAGCTCGGCGTTCTCCAGCTCCAGCTCCGCGAGCCGGCACTCTCGGGAGTCCCGGTCGTAGTCGGCCCGGTCGGCTTCGTCCAGGGCCATGTGGAGTCGCCGGGTCAGGTCCGGGAGACACCCGTGGACGGCAGCGATGAAGTCGGCATCCGCTTCATTCTGGAGGTCTGAAGCGATGAGCTTCTTCGTCTCGTTGCCCTCTTCATCGACCTTGACGGCATAAACCTTCCATCGGCCGGTGCGGTCCTTGTACTCCTCCGAGGCCCAGTAGGTGTCTTCGGCCCCAGTGGTTTTCGCCCACTGCTGGTGCAGCAGGTCGAAGAAGTCACGATCTTCCATCCACAATCTCCTTCATGGCAGGTGTGAGTTCGTCGTGTGGCATCAGTGCCCGCATCACGTCGGCTAACTTCTCCTGCGGCACCCGAGTGGTGATCCGCAGCAGGACCGAGTTCGTGATGAACGACTTCGAGTCGCTGTCGCTGACCTCGACGTAGTAGTCAGGGAACCAAGGGAAGTCGCCTTTCACAGGACGCCCTTCTCCTTGAGGGCCAGCTTCATCTGGTCGACCGTCGCGTCGAACAGGTGCTCGCGGTAGGTCGGGTCATCAATGAAGTCGAGGTACTCGATGATGGCCTTGATACTCGCAACCTCTTCGCCCACAACGACTCTGACTTCGATCTCCACTACTTCTCCCTCTCTTGCAGCTCGATCAGGTGCTCCAGGAGCTGATCGAGTTCTCGGTCCTTCTGATCGAGTTCGACCTCCAGCTCCCACTCCTTGCGGCGGTGGAAGTCGATGCCGACACGGAGGCGGTCAACCTCCGTGTTCAGCTCCTTGACGCGCTGTGCCAGCGTGTCGATGACGACGTTCGCCATGTCCTCTCCTTGTGCGATGTCTAGTACTCGGCCCCGTAAAGCGAGCCCCAGGAGCGACCACCAACCTCCGGGTCGGTGCCGATGAGCACCGGACCCATCTGTTCGGCCATCAGCTCCCCGATGCGCTTGGCTCCCCACTCGGCGTGGTCGGCCGGAACGGACGCCAGAATCTCGTCGTGGATCGGTAGCCGCAGATACGGCGTGAAACCGGCGTCGTGCAGCCGCAGGAGCGCCCGAGCGGTCACGTCCCGACTGGAGGACTGGATGAGGTAGTTCAGCGCGCTGTAGGCCCGCTGAGGGTCCACCGGCAGCCGTCGGCCTCCCAGTCCGTCGATGAACGGGGTCGTGATGTAGCCGTTCCGGATCGCTTCGCGCTGCAGCCGCTGGCTGAGCTTCTGGACCTCGGGGTAGGCCCTGTCGAAGCCGGATACCACCTGCTGGGCCTGAGCCATGTCCAGGCCGGTCTGCTCGGCCACGGTCTTGGCACCGCCGCCGTAGACCCGGCCGAAGTTCACCGTCTTGGCGTACTTGCGCTCTGGGCTGTCCTTGGTGATCTCCCGATCCGGCCACGCCGCCCGTGCGGTCTTCAGGTGCAAGTCCTCGTCGTTGAGGAACGCCTCGACCATCGCCTTGTCCCGAGACAGAGCGGCCAGCACGCGCAGCTCCTGCGCCTGGTAGTCGACGGAGGCCATCTTGTGGCCCTCGTCGGCCAGGAAGCAGCGCCGGATGATCCAGTCACCAGACGGCAGCGTCTGGGCCGGAATGCCGGTGATCGACATACGCGCCGTGCGGGCGCGCAGGGGGTTGATCGAGGCGTGGCAACGGTTCTGAGAGTCCCTGGTCTTCAGGAACGTGTCAACCCAGGTCTTGCGCCACTTCCCGGCCTTCTTCCCCTCGATCACTGCCTCAGCGAACTGAGAGACCTCGGGGCTGCCCTCCATGACCAACTTCGACAGCAGGTCGTCATTGACCTGTCGCTTGCCACTCGGCGTCCGACCGATGATCCGGACGCCCATCGACTCCAGAACGTCGGCCACCTGATCGGTCGAGTTGATCTTCTCGCAGCCGAAGTTCAGAGCGACCTCGTTGTAGTGGCTCTCCTTCACCTTCAGGTCCAGCGACAGTTCCTCGGTGTACTCGACATCGAGCAGGAAGCCCTGACGCTCCATGTACGAGCAGATTTCGGCGAGCCGGTGCTCGTTGTCGATCAGCTCGTCCCGGACCTTCACCAGCGGTGCCAGCTTCTGGATCAGCCGTGCGGCCAGGATCGGGTCCATCCCCGCGTAGAGGTTGTACGTCGGGTCGAACAGCTCGATCTTCTTCCAGATCGTGGCCTTGGTGACGCCCTTGCGGGCAGCAGCCAGATCGGCCATCAGGGTCTTCACATTGTCGGCCACCGTGGCGTCGACATAGTGTCGAACGGTCTCCTCCAGCGAATGACCAATCCCGCCTTCGTCTTTGCCCCTGGGATCGACCAGGTGGCTCAGGATGCGGGTGTCCTTGACCTTCGGCCACATCGCCTCCATCGGGACGCTGAGCGTCCGGTCGAAGACCTGGAGGTCGAACGCCGCGTTGTGCAGCACGAAGCCATTCACAGCCTTCAGGGCGTCGATGACGGCCCCCTCGAACGGGGGACCCAGTTCCACCGGGACCACCCAGGCTTCATGCGGAGTGCCGAACTGGACAGTACGGCAACGGAAATCGTCGCTGTAGATGTCCAGTCCGGTCGTCTCCGAGTCCAGACCGAGGAAGCCTAGATGAGCCCGGATGAAGTCACGGAAGCCCTCCAGGTCGTCCTCTGTCTCCACGACGCGGATGACAACCTCGTCACCCGCGACCTCATGCCGGTGCTCGATCATCGGACCTCCTATCGGTGGTAGATTCCCCGGACGATCCGGGAGATGGTTGAGCGGTTAACGTCGAAGGACCAAGCGATCTCGGCCTGCGGGATGCCGCTACGCGCCATCTCGCGGATGTACTTGGCCTCCTCGGGGGTCAGCTTCTTCCGGTTCGGACGGCCGGCACCCTTGGCGTGGAGCGACTCAGCCCTGAGCCTCTCCACCTGGTGCCGCAGGTCCTCGTTCTCCGCGAGGATGTCCTCGATCTCGTCCAGAACCCTGAGAAGGTTTGGCGTCTCAGCCAATTGAGGTGCCCTCCTTGTCCTGGTTCGGGACGACGACGTAGTGGGTGACGTGCCGGAAGTTGAAGACGGTGTGAGCGCCTTCGTCGCCCAGCACGTACAGAGCGCCCTCGTCGGGCTGAAGGATGACCTCACCCGAGCCAACAGCCACCAGGCCGTTCTCCAGGTGGACTCGTACTGATGCGTTCTGCATGATGTGTTCCTCTCTGTGGGTTACAGGTAGAGCCCGTCGTTACCGCCGATGGCCTCACGGACCACGTCCTGAGGTACGGCACCGATCAGCTTCTGGAAGTACGCAGCGACCTCGTCCTCGGTCGGGATGTCGGTCCCACGGCTGCGGGTGTAAACGACCTCATCCGCTCGGACAGTGACGGTTTCGCCCTCGGTGGTGGTCAGGACGTGGAAGCCTGAGTCGAACTCGACCGGCTGGTCCGTCAGCGCGACGACGGTCTGACCATTCCGCAGGCCGAAGTGCAGCAGTCGGCCTTTCTTCCTCTCTTCCATGTGATTTCCTCTCAGTAGCTGTAGGGGGTGTTGGGGATGTCCTGGTAGGTGTTGGGCGCGATCTCCCGGAGCTGCCGCAGCAGTTCCGCTGCCAGGTCCCGGATTTCGGCGTCTGCTGCCTCATGCCAGCGGGCCTTGATGACGTAGCGCCATGCCCGGTGGTTGCCGGTGACGACCATCGGGGAGTTGGTCATATTCGGCAGAACCGCCCTGGCCGCTTCACGGGCCTTCTTCCGGGGCAGACCGGCCTCGGAGTACAGAGCGACGAGCCGGTCATACGACCTGGTCGACTCCTCGACGGCGTTCCGCATATACACGAACGCCAACTTCTGCTGGTCACCAGGTAGCTCTTCGATAGCCGGTGGGATGTGGAAGCCGAGCGGGACCGGATCGACGTACCGCTGCGAGACGACGCTGAAGCTCAGGTGCCGGTGGCGTTCCAGCTCGGTCAGAACCGACCGGCTGGCCTCGATGTAGAAGGTGGCGCTGGCGTGCTCCAGGACCGACTCATGGCCGCTGTCGATGATGTGGTTGAGGTAGTCCTCGTTCTTCGCCGTGGCCGGGTTCGGCCGGTTGAAGGACCGGTAGCAGTTACGGCCCGCGAACTCCGCGAGGTCGTCGGCCTCGGTGTTGATCAGCGGACCGAACTCGTCCCACTCGGTGTCCCGGTCGAAGCCGAGGTCGCTCAACACGCTGGTGTTGACCACGGTGTGGGCGATCAGTTGGACCTTCATCAGTTCCTCTCGTTGGGGAGAGGGGGCCGGGACGAACCCGACCCCCTCCCGGTGTGCGATGTCAAGGACGACCCATCAGAACCAGACGGGGTCCTCGTTGCTGCCACGTGGCGGCATCCACGCCTGCCAGGTGCCGTTGCCGTTCTTCTTCTTGCCCGACTTGTAGGTCCAGTCGGGACCCGGAGCGGGCGGGGCGTCAGCCGGGGGCTCCTGGGCCTGACGCGGCGCGTTGGAGCGGCGCTGACCGCCACCACCGTTGCCACCGCCGTTACCGCCGCCAGACGACTTCGGTCCCAGACCGGCGAAGTGCTGGCCCGCGTTCTGGACGCGCTCGAACAAAGCGCCCAGGGTGCTCGCGTTCTCGCCAGTCACCTGATCCAGGGCGTCGTCCAGGTCGTTGGCGTGGATGACGATCCACGGAGCGTCGAATGACGTGCCGCCCTTGAAGGTCAGCACCACCTTGCCCTCGCTGTTGACGACCGCGTTGGTCACCTTGGGCTCAGCCTTCTTGGGGGCTGCCTTCTTCGCCGGGGCCTTCTTTGGGGCCTCCGGCGGCGGGGCGTCAAACACCGACTCTTCCTGGGCCTCTGCCTCGGGGGCCTCGGCCGGCGCGGGAGCGTTGGCGAATGGGTCCTGCATGTGTTTCCTTTCCTCTTCTTGGTGGGTCATCGAATCGGGCACGCCCCGGAGGCGCACTCTTCATCGACTGAGTCGGCAACGGCCTGGGTGGTCGCTGCCTCGTATTCCTGTTTGGTGATCCGCTCGTAAGGTGCTTGCGGCATGGACGATTCGGGGAAGATGGTGGCCCCCTTCAGGAGCCCGCCGAATGTACGGAGCTGCTGTTGTACGTCAGCAGCGGTGTACGTTCCCGGATCGACGTTCGCCGTGAAGCTCACGGCGTTGTCAGCCCACAGCATCTGGTAGAGCGCCTGGAATGCGAGAAGCTGGTTCAGCGTCAGGTCGGCAGCCGACTCGACAATCGACTCAGCATCGCGCCCGTATCGGTCCACGACCTCCTGGACGAGAGAGTCCTTGGTCGGGATCGTGACGACCCAGGTGTTCGCCGCGTACATGTCCCGCTCGACCTGGTACCCGTCTGCCGCATACTGCGAGCAGGTCAGGAACTGGTCATTGTCCAACTCCGAGAATCGGATTCGGCGGTTGAAGTACTTGGCGAAGATCGGGTGGATACCCTCACTGACACCAGGCATCTTCGCGATGGTCCCTGTCGGGGCCACCGTGCGGGACTTCACCGGCACCGGGATGCGAAGCTCATGGGCGAACTTCGTCGCGGCCTGGTCGACCTCAGATGCCAGCTCGCGCAGGGTCTTCCGGAACTGCTTGTCCGTAGGAGCCTCCGAGTACTTCCGGCCGGTCATCGCGAGGAACGACGCCACGCCCAGATGCCCGACGCCGATGCGTCGGTTCCGGTCCAGCACCCCCCTGGACTTCGGGTCCGCTACCGGGCTGAACGTCGCCCGGATCAGGAACCGGGTCATCAGCCGGTGAGCCCGGATCAGGTCGATGTAGTCGACCTTCCCGTTGCCCTTGACGAACGCCGCCAGGTTGACATGGCCCAGGTTGCAGGGCTCCCACGCTTCGAGCGTGATCTCCCCACACGGGTTGGTGCAGACGACCTCGTTGGGCTCCCCGACGTTGGACAGCGACGAGTCCCAGAAACCGGGCTCGCCGTTGTTCACCATGCCCTCGGTGATGGCCTCCAGAATCCGCTTCGCCGAGGCGCAGTAGCACGTCGTGTGTCCTGCATCCTCAGGAGACAGCTCGGCTGTCTTCAGGCAGTCCCAGAACTCGGCGTCGACCTCCACCGAGATGTTGGTCGTCCAGTGCCGTCCGGTGTCCTGCTTGAGGCGAATGAACTCCTCGACCTGCCGGTCCTTCCAGTGCATCATCGACATCCGAGCCGACCGGCGCACACCGCCGGCCACCACGCACTGCGCGATGGCGTGGTCGATCTCCATCGCATGGATACCGGTGAGAGAGCCACCGTCAGTGGCGATCTCGCTCAGAATCTCGCAGACGTCGATCAGCATCCGAGCCAGAGGCAGCGGCCCTGAGGCCGTACCCCCGAACGTCTTCAGCTTCGCCCCGGCAGGGCGAACCCGAGACACGTCATAGACGCGCTGGAAGTGGCTGACCTCATCCCGGTAGTGGGTGTCGATCAGGTCCACCAGAGCAGCAGCCCAGCCCTCGCGGGAGTCCTCGATGATGAAGGCACCCGCCCAGTCCGGGTCGTACTCGGTCGAGAGGACACCGGCCTCCTTCATCGCCTCGTAGTCCGGATGGTCCGAGTCACAGACGATGTGGACGTACAGCTCCTGCTGTACCGGGCCGTAGTCGAGGAACCGGTTCGAGTAGTTCGCACCGACTCCACCGCCCTCCATGAGGCGCATGAACGTGAAGTCGAAGTGGTCCGAGGGCTTCTCGGTCCAGCCCGACACCCAGCAGTTGAACAGGTGCTGGGCGTTCTTCACGCCCGACGCCCACAGGTGTCGCCCTGCGGGGATCATCTTGAACTCGGTGATGAGCCGGATCAGGTCCTCACGCTCACCGTCGAGCTGGTAACGCTCGTCTACCAGAGCGAGGTTGCCGTCGACCACGCGCTCGACCGTCTCAGGCCAGGTCTCCTTCGAGCCATCAGGCTTCGTCCGGGAGTAGGTCCGGTTGTAGACGATCTCACCGCTCGGTCCCCAGTCGATCTCCGTCACGCAGCGTCCTCCACCAGTCGCAGGTATCCCGGCGTGTATTCACCGCCGCAATACATCTCGCGGTCCTCAGCGGGCCAGTTCTCGATCCGCATAGGCTTCTGGTCAGGAAAGCTGTCCGGGGCCAGCAGCGACCGATACAGCTCCGAGCCGCCCATTCCGTTGAATGTGGAGTCGAAGATGTTGTGACTGCTCACAAGTAGTTCCTTCCTTCGAGGCCAGCCTGGGCTGCCTGCTCGAACATGTTCATTCCGTCGTAGTAGCTGTCGTAGACCAGCTCGGCCTCAAAGTCCTCCTGCGTCAACATCATTCGTCCACCTCCTCCCCTGTCAGGTCGGCGTGGCTGCTGTTGATCAGTTGGAGGTTGGTCCGCACCTGGCGGGTGCCTGGGCCGTCGTCTCGGGTGACGAAGTCGGTTCGATGGGTACGGTTCATCTCGTCGGTGAGTGCCGTGTGGCCTCGCTTCAGAGCGTCCTTTTCCTGCTGACCTTCCATCAGCTCGTCGAGGAGGTACCGCTTCACGATGGCGTCGTGGTAGGACTGGTTCCGACTCTCCAAGGCACGCAGTGCCTTTCGGAGGTCGAGCACGGAATCCTTGACGGGGGGCTTGGATTCGCCCCCACCACCCCCGCCTCCGTCTTCGTCGGTAGGACGCTGGACCTCGGGGTCCAGCTCCAGGCCCTTCAGAGCGCCGGACTTGAGCAGGCCCTTGACCTCAGCCACCGAGTACCGGTAGCTGCCCTTGTAGTGGGCGTAGTCGGTTCGCTCTTGGCTGGCGATCTGGTGACCGATCCCGACGATGGCCCGGTATTGGGCCTTGGAATCCATCGCCAGGACCTTGTTCAGGGAGCCCTCGGACTCCAAGAGCCGCACATAGATCGACTGCTGGATGTCGTCCCGCTCAACCACCCCAGGCCATTGGTGTGCCACCGACCGAGCCGCCCGTTGGATGACCGGCAACAGGTCATTGAGCGATGTCAAGTATCACACCTCCCAAACTCGCCCATCGACCGTGAAGCGACCCTTGTGGACCGGAACCGTCTCGGCCTTGACGTGGTTGTTCTCGACCGTCAGCAGGCCAAAGCCCTGTTGCCAGTTACCGGTGCCTCCCTTGAGGTAGTGCGCCAGCTTCTGGTTCATCAGGTTGCCGACCTCCATGCCGGTCAGAACTCGCTTCATGTCGCCGCCGTAGCCCTCGGTGTGGCTGCCGATGCCCAGTCGGTGGGTGTGGCCCATGACGACTGACGTGCCGAACTTGCGGGCCGCGTTGAGTGCGGTGTTGCCTGCGATCCGGGAGATGCTGATCTGCCCCCGGTGGCCGTGGGTGGTGATCCAGCCCGGAGCCACCTTGTAGAACTCAGGCAGCAGCTCAATGCCGAACCCGTTGAAGTCGAGCAGGTTCTCGAAGTTGAAGAACCCCTCGTACTCGGCCAGGGCCGGCGCGTACTTGGTCAGGTACTCACGCGGACGCAGATCGTGGTTCCCTTCGTGGACGCCGAACGGGCCGTCGTAGACCCTCCGGATCGAATCCAGGAACTTCTTGCCTCGCTCGTTGTCACCCTTCATCCGCTTGGCGAACTCTTCGGCGGCACCCTTGCTCCAGCGAGCTGGTGCGGGGTAGTCCATCAGGTCACCGATGTGGATCAGTTGATCCGGCTGGTAGTCACCGATGAACTTGACCAGAGCCCGGACCGACTTGCGGTCCTCGAAAGGAATCTGCGTATCGCTGATAACGACGATGCGCTTGCTCACAGGTCCTCCAGTTCGAGCTTCACGAACCCGTCGGGCTGTGGCAGCTCGACCGGCTCCTCGTAGATGCGCTCGACGCATCCGGCGTAACCGGCGATGTCGGTGAACGAATCGCGGTGGTAGCCGGTGCCCTTCACCCTGGCGATCTTCATGAGGATCATCAGGTTGGCAACGTCTATGTCAGAGATCGGCTGGCCGAGGTATCCCGAGTACAGCGCGGCGATGTCCGCGAAGTTCTCCCTCGGGTGGCCGTAGTTCTTGTTCCGCTCACCGTGGATGAGGCGCTGGGCCTCTTCCAGGATGGACTCACTCATCGTCGTCTCCTTCGTAGACGTAGTCGTGGATGTCGAGGTAACGACCGAGGTCGTCGTACTCGACTGCGGGAGTTGTCATTTCATCCTTTCCAGTAGTGCTTGCTTGCCGTTGCCGATGACGAGGCTGTTCACGTCTTCACCGGGTGGCATCGGAATGACCCTGCTGTTGGACAGAGTCGCGGCCACCGCGTTGGCGAACTGCGTCCCGGCGTCGTCCCCGTCCGCGAGGATGTAGACCGTCCGGTAGCCCAGGAACAGTTCCCGCATGTACGGCTTCCACATCGAGGCACCCGGAACGCCCACGGCCGGCAGGCCACACACCTGGGTCGTGATCGCGTCGATCTCGCCCTCGGTGATCGCGATGTCCGGTACCTCTCGCATCAGCGCGAGCGTGTTGTATAGCCACGGCTGGTCACCCGGCGCGGTCATGTACTTACCGTGTCCACGGTGGTCGTGGTCTTGGATGCACCGATACCGGATCGACACGACGATCCAGCCATGCTCCCTCGACCATCGCAGGTACGGGATCGCCAGGAAGCCCCGGTACATCTCATGACCAGGGAGCGGGTCGTCCACGTACCCGAGCATGAACCGGTCGACCTCGGCGCGGACGCTCGGAAACATCAGTCCCCTTGTCGCCAAATACTCTTCGGCTGGACTGCCGGGCAGGCTTCGCCGGTACCGCTCGGTCGCTTCCCGAAGAAAGCTCTTCTGCGATTCGCTGAGCCTTTGCATAACTCACCTCCTCTTGTTTCTTGATCAGCGTCAAGACATCACCTTTAACTCCACACGCCAGGCAGTTGAACGCCCCACGCCTGAAAGACACAGCGGCCGAGGGCCTTTCCTCGCCGTGGAAGGGGCAGAGGCACTTAATCCAGTCCCTCCCAGTGTCTTTCGGAGCTTCCCAGTCGGGGTGGTAGCGACGGATTACCTGGACGATCTGTGGCTCACCGTTCATAGAACGTGACCTCGTAGACCGAGAGGTCCTTCACGTTCGACTTGAACTGGCCTTCGAGCAGGCCCTCGATGAACATGCCCATCTCGTCTTCATCGCGGTCGGACTTGATGATTGCGTCAATCCGGTAGTACATCTGTCTCCTATCTGCTCATTCGGGCACCTTCCGGATTCCGATCACCTGGACGGCGGGCGGGTTGTCGAGGTAGTCGATGAACCGCTGGAATGCCTCGGGGTCGTCCCGCAGATGGCCCAGGACGTTCCGGTTACACGCGGTGCAGAGCAGCCCCCGGACGATGCCTGTTTCGTGGTCGTGGTCGACGCTGAGGCGCTTGCGCTTGCCGTTGGCGCGGCGGCAGCCGTAGCACCGCCCGCCCTGGAACTCGTAGATGGCCCAGTACTCGTCGGCGGTGATGTTGTAGACATCCATCCACCGCTGTTCCTGCGTCACCGTCTTGCGCTGTGCCTTCTTGGCTCGGTGGTGGGTGGCACACCGTGGCCCCGGATGCGGGGCCTTGCGCCGGTTCACCAGTCCCTCGGCGGTGCAGTCGATGCACGGCTTGCGCCTGTGCGCTCGGTCCTGGTTGCGGTAGTTCGGCTGGTGGGTCATGACTCCTCCAGCAGGAGGTAGGTGTACACCCCGATCCCCCAGACCGCGATCATCAGGGCGAACAGTGTCTGGATACTCACCGGAAGAGCACCCCCGCCAGTGCGAAGATGATCGCTTCGGCCGCGAACTCCGGATCGGCCAGCATCCAGGAGTGGAAGCCACCCTTGACCGTGTAGAAGTCGGCCCCAGCCGCCTCGGCGGCGCTGACACCCGCCGCGTGCGGAACGATCTGGTCCAGGTCGCCGTGGATGACGACGGTCGGAATCTCGTTCAGCCGCATCTTCTCCAGCAGGGGCTCGGTGTCGGCACGCATCAGGGCATAAGCCGCTCGGACGAACCGGAAGCTGGACACCGACTGCCGTAAGGTGTCAAGCAGGCTGAGACGCTCTGAGGCGTCCCGAACCCGCATGGCGTGGTAACCATCCCCGATCACGTCCACGAACGCGCCAGCGAGGCGCTGAGCGGCCCGCAGCGGGACCGTAGAGCCATTGCCCACCTTGATGTTGTCGTGGTGCTCTTGGCCCGCCGCAGCGTCCAGGAGGACGGCTGCGATGGTGCGCTCCGGATAGGCCGCAGCGAACTCCACCGCCATACCACCGCCCATCGAGTGTCCGACGATCACCGTCTGTGCGATGTCAAGTGCGGAACACGTTCGAGCGACCACGTCGACCATGTCGGCCACCGTGTGGCCCCAGGGCAGTGAGCCGGTGTCTCCGTGGTTGACGGCGTCTGGGGCGACGACATAGAAGCCCCGGCGAGCCAGCTCTTCGAGCAGATCGGTGTAGGCCCTGGCCCGGACGGTCAGTCCGTGCAGGAACACCAGCGGGATGCCGTAGCGGCTGCCCGCCGTCGTCACAGCGACCCGGAACCCGTCCTCCAGGACGAGGGTCATCTGCTTGAGGGTCACATCTCCTCCTTCAGGAATCCGTGGTTGACCACGCGAATGCCGGCAGCTTCGGCCCGCCTGATGCAGTCCCAGGTCCCGATGGACCCGGCCAGCGGGAAGGCATGGCAGACATCGGCACCGAGGTCGACCATCTTCTGGTTCCGGACCGCGCCTGCGGCCTTGCCGAGGCGGTTCCAGTCCGCAGGGTGGTCCTCGACGTGGACCTGGTATCCGGCCTGTGCCATCCCCCAGGCCCAGCGGTCAGCGATGTCGTCGGCACCGCGTGCCGCGCCGTGAACGATGACCAGCGAGCCGAACTGCTCCAGCTCCTGTCTCAACGCGGCCCAGACCGTGGTGCGGTCCTTCCAGTCACGGCTGCCCGTGACCAGGACCCGCCTCACGGAATCCATCGCTTCGCGGCGCGCTCCACGTTGAACTCGGAGACGTTCCGGGCCAGCGGGTAGCGCAGCTCGGTGCCCGCCACCTTGGTCTCGATGACGTTGGGCTTGCGCGGATTCGGGCTCTCCGGGTCGATCCGCTTGTGGGTCCACGACGTGGCCCTGGTTTCGATCAGTCCGGCCAGGAGCTGCTGGTGCAGGACGTTAGCTTTCTTGGTCGGCTTCGGCATAGTCGATTCCTTTCGTTTGTGCGATGTCAAGTACTCGGGCAAAAAGATGGGCCAGCAGCGTCATGCTGCGTCCTTGATCTGCATCGTGTCTCCGTCGAACGCCAGCGAGACGAAGTCCATCCCGGACGGGTCCATACGTCCCGCACGGTTCTTCACCGTCGAGACGTTTAGAGAGTCCGAGCCGAACTCCTCGGTCACCCGGTGCAGGGTGAGCACAAGCTCGGGTACACGGGTGATCTGACCCTTGACGCCCGACAGCGGGATCGGCTTGTCGGCGTCGTTGTAGCTGCCGGTGACGTGGTGCAGACCGATGACGCAGGCGCTGGTGCGCCGTGCCATGTCGTGCAGGTAGTCCATCAGAGACTCCAGCCCAGAGAACGGATCGTCGTCGTCGGTGCCCAGCCGGATGTTGGTGATGTTGTCGACCACCACCAGGTCCGGATAGTCGCCGTAGCCCTGGCAGTACGCCTTCATCGAGTCCTCGATCTGGTCAAGGCTCGGTGATGCGTTGTAGTTGAACCGGATCGGGATGTCCTCGAACTCGGCCGCGACATCTTCGAGGTCGGAGTTGCGGACCGCCCGAGCGGATCGCTCCATGCCCCAGCCGGTCTGGATCGAGACCATGCGGGAGAGCTGGGTGAATGCGTCGGAGTCGGCGCTGAAGTACAGCGTCGGAACCTCGGCCTTGAGGGCATATGTCAGCACGAAGGCTGACTTGCCGGTGCCGGGTCCAGCGCAGACCAGAGCGAGCTGGCCGCGCAGGAACCTGGTGCCTTTCAGCTCCAGCGTCTGGAACACAGGCGGGAGAGGGTCACCCGCCGAGCCCTTGACGCGGAGGCTCTGTAGCGGTGTGTACACATTCCTCCTACGCGGTGAAGAACAGCACGATCCCTGAGAACAGGGACAGCGCCATGATGATGGCGAACACGATGGCCTCGGTCACTTGCCGCCTTCCTTGCGGCGGCGCTCCTCGTCCAGGTTGCGGACCGGGATGATCCGCTTGCTGGTCTGGCCGTCGTAAATCGGCCGGCCCTGGGTATGGGCCTTGGTCTCGTAGTCCATCTCTTTCCGCATCTGGGTCATCAGGGTGGACGGGCGAAGCCCGAAGTTCTTGGTGATCCACTGACCGGAGAAGCCAGCGCGCTGGGCGCGCAGGACGGCTCCAGTCTCATGCGGCGCGAGCGGACTCTTCAGCGACGGATGGTTCGGGTCCCAGTCCCGAGGGTTGTTGGGTCCAGGGCGATTAGTCACGATGTCTCCTATGTGCGATGTCAAGTAACCGACCAGCGAAAAGAGCTTGCGGATCACAGGCCGAACTCTTCGTGGTACATGGGGATGAACTGGGAGGCCGGTGTCGGCCTCCCCTCGGCCACCTCGCGGTCGAACAGGCGCAGCAGGTGCTCCAGGTACCCCTTGTGCCCCGGCGGTGCCTCAGCGAGGAGCTGGGTCAGCTTGCGGCGCTGCTTGGCGATGTTCATCCCTGGTTGGATGTTCCTCACACCCACTCCTTTCCGTTCCAGCGTCGGCCGTCCGGGTACTCGATCACGATGCCTCGGGTGGGGTCACTAGCCTTGTGCGACTGAGCGAACCGGACCGCGGCCTCGACCGAGGGGAACGAGTACGACTGCTTGGCGTACAGCTTCTGGTGCCACGCTGGCTTGTCTGGGATCGGACCCATCTGGACCCGCCAGTACTCGGTCTCGGTTGATACCTTGACGGTCATTTGGCGTTGGCCCGCGTGCGGGCGATCCGGTGAACCGTCTTCACGCGCTCGGGGTAGAAGCTGCGCCACTGTTCGTGGCCCGCTGGTCCCCCAATGAAGTCGAGCACGGTCTTGCCCGCCGAGGTCGTTGATGCCTTGACGAACCGGAACCGGCCTCTCTCACCCTGGATCGAGACCTCGGTCCCCGGCTCCAGGTGGCGTTCGTTCACCTTCATGGTGCCTCCTTGTGTGCGATGTCAAGTATCAGCCAACGGCAAAGGGACAGGCGTAGCTCACGTCGCAGAACCGGCACGTATCCAGGTCGGGCTTCGGATCAAACCTCCCGGCCTTGATGTTCTCGTCCAGCTCCTTGAACTTCTCGGTGACACGCTCTCTGGTCCACTCAGTGAGGTCGAACGGGTAGGTCGGCTTGCCGGTCCTGCCCATCCAGTAGTCACCGGACGGAGCGAAGACTCCGTACTCGTCCTCCAGCGCGACCTTGTACACGCCGAGCTGGAAGTCGTCACCGGGCTGGTTGCCTGTCTTGTGGTCTCGGACGTAGACCTCGTCGCCGCAACCGGATTGGAGCACGGCGTCGATGTAGCCTCGCACCAATACTCCGTCCAGGTCGATGTCGAACCCGATCTCGATGCCGGGTGTCCCATCCTCTGCGATCCAGATGACCTCGTCGCGATGGCTTGTGGCCCAGTCGATGTACTTCTCGACTTGTTCCAGGCCGATGTCGTAGCGACGTGCGATGTCAAGTTGACCGCCGTAACGACCACTGGCGAACCACCACTCGAAGTTCGGCGTGATCTCGCACGCCGCGTCGATGTGCTTCTTGTAGGACTCCTTGAAGACTTCTTGGGCCTCTTCGACCGAGAGGGAGCGGTCGGACCGCTCCCATGCCTCGATGGCTTCGTGAACGGCACTGCCCTGCGCGGTCCAGGCCGCCGGCCGCTGCCACGCCTTGTCGATTCGCGATAGCTTGTAGGCGTATGGGCACCGCTCGTACTGCTTAAGCTGAGATACGCTGCGGTGCTTACGTTCTTCTGTCACGCCACCTCCGTTTCCTTCAGTCTCGCGTGAATCAGGTCCGGGATGTATGCCGGGTGCGGCGCGAAGTCCCAATGCTTGATCAGGTCAATCATTCGCAGTACGCGAGGATCGGACGGTTCCTTGATGTCTCCGTCGAAGAGCAACTGCACCTTCCAGGTAGCTTCCCCGAACATCATCAGGTGGTCGGGGATTGTCTCCTCGAAGATGGTCTGGACGGAACCAGCCCGTGCCAATAGGTGGGCCACGTCTTGGAATACCGGGTCGTCGTCCCGGACTGCGATGCTTCGATACGTCAGAAGGCATGTCATGTCATACAGGTTGACAGTTTCAGCAAAAACAAAGGGGAACTTAGAAACTCGGACAACGGCGTTGGGAAGATCGAGTGCGTCCGAGACGATCTGAAGAGGCACTTGTTGTTCCTTTTATTCTTTTCTGTGTCAGTCGATTCATCTCTCCAGCTCAAGCCTCCTCATTGCGGGTGTTCCCGGATAGCCGCCTCTACGGCTCCCTCGGTGGGAACCTCCATATCATCCTCCCCTCGTCGGTCAGGTCTGTGTAGTCATTGACCCGGATCAACAGGTCGCCGTCCTCCGGCGTCCTGGGCCGGTAGGCCCAGCCCCCTTGGCGGCTCACACCGTCGATGGGCGGGATGTCAGGGTCGTACTCAAGGACGTGGTCCCTCAGCTTCTTGTAGAAGCCGCGAAGCCTCGACAGCTTGAGTTCGTCCATCCCTACGCCACCGGTCGCCATGTACTCGCCGTGCTCGCGAAGCCTCCGGTACGGAGACACACCTTGCTGCTGATGCACTGGCACCTGAAACGGGAAGTGCTGCAGCACTAGCTCACGCGGAGTGAGCTTGCCTCCGTAGTAGTGCTTGATCCATGAGACGTACTGTCGCGTAACCCCATACATGCGAGCAATCTCTGATTGTGTGTAACCCTTACCTCTCAGGTCCTCGATGATCGCGAGCGATAGCTCGGACTTCTTGGTGCTGGGTCTCTCCATATTCACTTGATCCACTTCCTGTATCTGCGACCTCGTCCGTCGCAGAAATGTTATATGTCAAGCATTGCCTGGTCAATCCTTCACTGTCAGAATGGGTGCCGTCAGGGCTGGCTGCCCCGCGACCATCACGTTGCTGGGATGTTACCCCTAGCACTCCTGCAAGCCAAGTGCTAATGCAGGGTCTAAGTAGCTAGCGAACCACTACATCTTGAATGCAATGCCTCCTACCTGGTCAGAAATCTACGCGGTCGAAATTAGAGCGAATCCAGATTTGCTACGCCTGAAGCTCTTCGATGCGAGCCCTGATGTCTTCGAGGTCCAACTGGTCCTGGGGATCGTCGCTGTCAGCAAGCTCACTCTCCCATTCGAGGGCCTCGTCCAGCTCCATGTCATCGACGTACATCTGTCAAGTCTCCTTTGGGCGTTACCTTCACCCTGTGCCCGGTCATCACTTCGTGGATGAGCACGGCCTTCCCCAGGACCCGCGACCTTGCGGCGCGGGACTCCCAGGGACAGGACCGGCACTTAGCTCGAAGCGGCATCATGCCTCCGTCTCTTGGTGCTATCGGGCCAGTGCGGTGACCCGTGGGCGTTTCAGAGTGGCCCCGTGGCGGGTGACGGCACCCACAATCTTCGGGAGCGGCTCAGATGGGTTGAGCCCCAAAGCTTTCCGGTACTCGATGTCTCTCTTGGTCATGGGGTCATACCTCTCAGCAGAACCAGTGCTTGCGGCAGAAGCGGGACTTCCCTTCGTCGCGGTCACTGTCGTTGTTGTTGGTCGGTGTCTTCACGACCGGGGAATCGTCACTGTGACGATCCGGATTGCAGGTCGGCCGGTCGCCGTGGGCGATGTGCCATGCGTTGTCGGCGGCGAAGCCTCCGTGCTCCGCGATATGCGCGGCCGACCGGTATTCACAAGTTGGACCCGCCTGCGCTGGGACCGGCGTCAGCAGCAGCCCCAGCGCGGCGAGTATGGTGGCGAAGACTTTCATCGGCGGTACCTCCGTCGTGAGTACTTGCGGTCCCGGTAGTACTCGGGGCCGTCGATCATGTTCTTGATCCAGCGCGGTGACTTCTGTTGTGGCTCACCGACGTTGAACTCATCATCGACACCGAGGTACCAATCCTCTCGGTGGATGTTGCTCATGGCTTCCTCTCAGGTGCAGCAGCCGCAGCACGGCGCGTCCTCGCACCGGCCGCGAGCGTTGACCGACAGCACGGCTCCGGAGTTGAGCCGGATCGTGTGGGCTGCCGGGTAGTTCGGGACGGCAGCCATGCCTATCCGGGTCTCGGCCAGGACATCCGCGAAGCCTCCAGAGACCGGAGAGCCCTGCCACTCCTGGCGGGTCAGACCATCTGCCTTGGCGCACTCGATCCTGGTGCAGGTCACGTTGCGGTTGCGTGCATCCCAGTAGGCGCGCTGACCTACTCGAACCTCGTTGCCGCACATCTTGCAGGTGTCGGCGCGATGCAGGTTCATCCAGCGCGACCCGGCCGGCCGGCGTCGGTTGTAGCGGCGCATCAGCTCAAGCCTTCCTCGATGGCGTCGGCGAGAAGCTCGCCGTAGTACGCGAGTTCGTAGTTGTAGTCGGTGATGGCTTCGTCCCAGCGCGAGTAGCCGCACTCGGGCTCGCCGTCGTTGGGGTCCTGGTTCTCCTCGATGAAGTCCCGCTTCATCTGGAGCATCGAGCGGAAGCTCGCCAGTGCCGACTTCACCGCTTCGACGTTGCCGATCTCCATGTCATGCCTCCTTGGTGCGCTCTTGGATGCACTCCGGGTCGTCGCACCGGCAGTGCATGTCTCCGCAGTCGTCGGCCTCGGCGTGGTCCGCGATCCAGCGGTCGGCCGTGTCGTTGTGGCCGAAGGCGCGGAACACACCGGCCAAGGCTTCGACCTCGACACAGGTCATGTGGGTGGCGGTGTCTGCCGACAGGTATCCGTCGCTCCAGACCTCGATGAAGTGCTCGATGGCGCTCATGTCTTGTTCCTCTCGACTCATCCCTCACCTAGCCGCCCGGACAGGAGGTGGGTGTCCGGACGGCGTAGTCAGCGATGACTCAGGCGGTGCCTTCCAAGATCGCCAGGTTGCGGAGCAGGGCCTCAGCCACGGCTCCGATGTGACCACCGTCGGTGCCTCCACGACGGGCGTACTCGGCGTTGGCCCGCTGCATGAACTCGAACGTCGGTCCACCGTCGTCGTGTGCGAACGACTCCTTGATCTCCGCTGGGGCGACGAGGATTTCAACGCTCATCGCGATGACGATGGGGTCGCGCTGCAGGCGCTGCCGGGTCTCTTCGTAGTGCGGTGCCTCGATGGTCAATGTCATCCCTCTCGTTTCCAGTTGTTGCGGTTGCCCTTGCCTGGGCGCTTGAACTCTCGTTTGCGGTTGCGATGCGGCTGTGCCGCGCTGCTGCGCCGTAGCTCCAGACGAGACCGAAGCTGTTCGGGCGCGGCGCGGCCAGCCATCCCTCTCTCCTCTCTGTGCGGTGTCAAGCCTTGGTCAGCGGACTGCGCCATAGGCGTATGCCTTGCCGTCGTCGGCAAGGTGGACCATCGTGGCGTAACTGACGGAGTCGCCGTCAACCGTGAACGACGGAGCCTTGTAGGGGTTGTACGACAGCCTGCGGGCGTACTCGCCCTCCCAGTCATACGGCCGGGGATCGAAGTCTCGGACGATGGTCCCGACCACGCCTGCGTGGACGTTCTTCTTCTGCTCACGGATCACCCGCTGGCGTCCGGACTCCGAAACCTTCAGGTGTGCATCGAGCAGGGCGACCGAGTCGGCGTGGCCGATCACCTTGCCTTTGTGCTGGCCGGCCTCGGCCCGAAGGCTCCACTTGCCGGTGTGGAGGTTGCGGTAGGCGAAGACTGGGGTACGGGGGCCGATGGAGCGACCCTTGTAGGACTCGATCATGGCTAGACCTCCTGCCAGAACTCGATGGCTTCGTCGTCTTGGTCGAACGGGGATGGAACCTCAGCGGGCACTACGCCTTTGACTGCCTCAGCGACTCCGTCGAGCGTGTCGCTGTCCCAATCGAACTGTGCGCCGAGCGCGGCGATGACTCTCGCGACTGCGAGCTGTGCCTTGTCCGGTGGGATCAGGGCAGCGATCTCTCGGATGTCCATTCACTCCTCCCGCAGGGCGTCGATGTGGATGCAGCCCACGTGGTGGGGGCCGAACTCCGGGGCGTAGCCCAAGACTTCGTCCTCCTGGCACGGGAACTCGTCCTGCGGGAGCAGCGGCTCAGCCGATGCCTCAGCGGCCAGGCCCAAGCCTGCGATGGCTGTGCCTGCGATGAGCACCCGAGCGATGGCGATAGTCAGGTTGCGCTTCATGGTGCGGTGCCTTTCACTTGCTGCGTCGGGTGTGTCGTCTAAGCAACAACGGCCACGTCGTCGGCAGTGACCGGGATCGAAACCTGTTCGACCGAGTCCCAGATCGCGAGCTGGCCTCGGGTATCCGCGACCTCCAAGGCTTTGGTCCGGTTGCCGATGCTCTCCACGATGTCGACGTACACCTTGCCTCCGTCAACCCACGTGCCGAGGGCACGCTCGGGTGACCAGATGCCTCGTTCGTCCGAGAGCCTGCGAAGCTCATGGACCAGGTGCGGCAGAGCCGATGCACCCTCCGATGCCTCCACGACGGCGGCGTGCGGCTCACCGAGCGCGACGTAGTAGCGGTACGGAAGCTTCGGGGTCCTGAAGATGTCTCGGGTGTAGGTCCCGCCACCGCTCTGCAGGGTGTCCAGTGCCATCAGGTAGTGCTGGTCGTAGACATAGCTGTTCCGCATGGTGATCCCTTCTGTTGGTTTCTCTTTCGAGGCTTTAGGCGCGGCCTCGGGCCACGACCCAGGTGATGGCTTGCATCTGTGCGGGCGCGATACCTGCCCGCTTGGCTGCCAGTCGGTAGCAGTGGGCGATGGCTTCGTACACACCCACCCGGCCGAGCTGCTGCTCGGTGATGCCTGCGACCCGAGCGGCCCAGACATCCACGGTGACCGCGTTGTCGTCGCCCAGGATGTTGAGCGCAAAGCTCCGAGTCTTCGGAGCTTTGCCGAAGGTGGACCACGGGTCCTCGGCGGTCATGGCTTGCAGGGCACGGTCGACCGAGCGACCGAGCACACCCGGAGCCTTGCCGGTCAGGACGAGCGACCGAGCGGCCTCGACGTTCTTGTCCCAGCGAAGCCTTGGGGAGAGTTGGGCGATCATGACGGCCGACTGCTCCAGCGTCATGCCTCCGTTGACCGCGCATTCCACGGCCAGGGCACGGGCCTCCTCGTACCAGACCTTGCCGTCGAGGATGTCCTGCTCCGATGCCTTGGCGAAGACTCGGACGATGTTGTCGGTGACCTTGCGAGTGCTCAGACCGATCTTGCCGAGCACTTCGTTGTGCGATGCCATGTCTCCCGTCCCCTGGTCATAGTGTGCGATGTCAAGTCTTGGTCAGTCGAGATAAATGTGCCGGTACAGGACGCCGGCATCCAACGCTTCAGCGATGAGCAGCTCAGTGTCCAGCTCATCCTCGGCGTGGTCAGGCAGTGTGATCTCCAGCTCGCGGATGATCGAAGCCTGGTCGAATTGATCCCCGTCGACGTGGCGATGCACGTAGTCGGTGATGTCGTCCATCGTGATCCCTCGCATGACGATCCCTTCAGTAGGCCCAGCCATGACGGCCGGTCGAATCCTTGACGAGGTAGCGGTCGACGCCGTAGCTATGGCTGTCGCGACGGACCACCGTCAGCCGCTCACCCCAGTTGAAGCCATGCCCGTGTATCCCGTCGATGCCGTTGCGGAAGCTCGATCCCTTGCTCATGTCAGCGAACCCTCACGATGTTGCCGTTACGGCAGACGTAGACCTTGCCATCGAGGTACACGCGCTGTTGTTTGTCCATGTCTACTCCTTGTGCGATGTCAAGTCTCGGAGCGAAAAAAGCGGATCGGAAGGGCATCGAACCCTCGGTTGCTAGTCGCATTCCTCGTGTCCGATCCGTGACGGTCTACCCTGCTGCGTTCCCTCAGGCCGACGTGCCGTTCGCCGCTTGTCACCTGGTACTTCTCGTCCCTCGGATCGTGGCGATGGTTTGCCCCCCATCGCTCCCCGAGGATAAATATCCTCACAGGTCCGTCTATGTCTGCGGGGCGGGTGTGTCCGTGCTTAGCGCGCCTGCCTCTTGCCCGGGTCGTCCGGTGTTCAGGTCGCGGCATTCCGGTCATGCTCGCGGTGTCCGCTTTGTGTTTGATTGTGGTGACCACTCTAGCGGATCGACTGTGCGATGTCAAGTCCTTCGATCTTGGATCATCGAGCCGGTCTGCTGTTGTGGTGTGTCTCCGACTGTAGCAGGTGGTCTGTGCGATGTCAAGTCCGGATCGAATCCGGGAGCTGGCTGTTGGCTATTGCGCTGTGTGCTCATGAAACCCGCTGGCTTAAGGGTTCACCCGCTCTGTCGCTGTGACCGCTGTGCTGTTGTCGTGGTGACCACGGTAGCAGCTCGGCTGTGCGATGTCAAGTCGTTTGATCTGACTTGCTGCGATCCGCTGTGGAGTTGTCGTGGTGCTGCGTTCCGTGGTGGAACGTCTACGACGGTACGCCAGCCGCTGTGCGATGTCAAGCAATTCCCCGAAATTGGTCCGAAGTGCCTGGTCGGAGCGGGTACAGGGACCCCCCTCTGTGGACCCCCTGGGCACTGGCAGGACCCCCTGTGCAGGGCACCCCCTGCAGGGCACCCCTGGGACCTTGGCACCCCCCTGGGCACCCCCTGCCCTGGGTACCCCCCTGGGGTACCCCCTGCCTGCCCCCTGGGTGGGGTACCCCCCTGGGGTACCCCCCGGTGGCACCCCCCTTCGGGGGGTGCCCCCCTCCTGCCCCCTGCCCTGGGCCGGCCAGTCCCCCCCTTCGGGGGGGACTGGCACGGCTGGCCTGGCCTGGCCTGCCGTCCCCTGTCCCCCGAAGGGGGACAGGGGACCCCCTGGACCTGGGGTACCCCGTAGGGGTACCCCAGGGGGGTATGCCCTCCCCCCGCCTGCCCCTGACCGGCCGGTAA